CTGGCGATCTTCCGCGGCTCGGGCGCGGCGGCGTCTGGTGCGACGGCGCTTGTCCCGGCCAAGAAACTGTCAAGCAGCGTGGATAGCGAATTCACAGTCGCTTTGGGCGGCGACGCTCGCATCTCTGCGACGGCTGCACTGACGGTGACGGGCATCACGTACGAAGCCGACCCGATTGCGATCATGAGCCTTTCGCACGTCGGGGCGGCGGGCGCGTTCTATGACCGAGTGTTTGAGTTTGGCAACGGCGAAGCCGCCCCCATCCAACTGGAACCGGGGCAGTTGCTGGCGATTCGCAACCCGGCGGCGATGGACGCGGCGGGAACGTGGCAGGCGATGGTAGACGTTGACTGGTACGAAATCTGAACAGGAGCGTGGACTATGGCATGGCCTCTGGTAATTGGAGCGGCGGCATCTTTGGCGGGCGGGGCGATTGCTGGCAGCGCCAACAGCAAAGCGGCGAAGGCGCAGGAACGTGGTCAAGAGAACCTGCGCCGTGACAACATGGATCAATGGGTGATGAACAACTACCAGAAGTTTCTGGAGTTGTACGGAAACGAAGACGACGCGATTGGTGCGATCAGCAACCTGCTCACCGATGAACAGGAACTTCGCTATCTGGGTCGCGCTCCCCGCAACGCCAATTTCACCGAACAGGAACAACGTCGGATCGCTGAACTGCAACAGGAAGAATCTCGCCTCAGCCAGAGCACGGCGTTTCGTGGCGGGGCCTTTGCGACGCGGAACCCGCGGCAAACCAGCAATAGCAACCGACTCGCCGAAATCCGTGCGGAAATCAGCGCGATCAACGCCCGCTCTGGTGGGGATGCCGGCCAGATTGGGATGATCCGGCGCACGGGCTACACCGCGCCGGGTGGTGGCCTGCTGGCCGAATACTCACGGCTTGCGGGTTTGAGCGAACAACGCACCGGGCAACTGATCGCCGACTATGGACGCGACACCGAGCAACTGCAAGGCGGCTACAACGAAATGGCGGGCCTCGCGTCGCAGTACGGTCGCGGGCGCGAAGAGTCGATCCGGCGCGACGCCGGCGACCAAGAGCGGCGGCTGAACCAATCCTCGATGGCAAGCCTTGCGGCATCGGGCATCGCCGGATCGTCGCAGAACTTCGCTCTCGCGAACAACTCGCGGCGGACCCAGCGGGACATGCAGGATCGGCTGAACGAACTGGGCGATTCGCAGATTGATCGCCAACTCAGCATCGGGGGCCAGCGGCTGGCATCGCTCAATCAACGCATGGCGGGCCTGGGCGCGATTCGTGGCACGGGCGAGGATCGGTTTTTCCAGTTGTCGCGGCTGCCCCTGGACCTGCGGTCGAGCGTCACGCTCAACACCGGCCAGTCTCAGACGGTGCCGTATGCGGGCACGTCGGGCAGTGCGGCGTTTGGATCGACGATTGGAAACACCATCGGCGGCTTTGGTGGTCTGCTGGCTGGGTACGGAATGCAACAGGCGTTTAGCGGATCGGGTGGTGCGGGTGGTGGGCAGTTTGGGGCCGGGGATCAGCGGCCCCCGTACGCCAATCGCGGAGGCTGATCGCAGCAAGAAAGGAAAGTGCCATGGGCGAGCTCAGAGTCTACACGACGTTCAGTTTCACCGACACCAAGAATCTCCATCCCCAATGGCCGACGCCGAAGCTGTCGCCGATCGCTATCAAGGCGGTGGGTGACAAAAAGACGGTGGAGCAATTCGTCATCCCCCCGTCCCGTGCGAAAAACGTCCTGATCTGGGATTACGACATCGATGGGCCGTTTGACGTGATGGGACAGTTGAATAGAACCGGAAGCGGGGTTTTGAATCTCACGCTAGAAATTGTGAAGCCCACTGCGGTATCACCGTGGAACCCAACGCCCGATCCGGCGTGGGCGGCGTTTCCGATTCCGTTTCAAATGGGCTGCGCAACAGTGTTGCCATTTGATTCGCTGTATCGCGAGATCACCACGAATCGCGCCCTGATGGGCACGGTGGACGGGTCGGGTGTGCCATACCCCGCGGCTGCTGCAAACGGAGATGTGACCACGGGCTTTGTCCGCCGCATCTACGCACAGAACCCCGGCACCACGGCGATCACGCTTGAGAAATACGTCGTCTTCGCTTGATAGGAGTTTGACCATGAGTCGCATCGACACGGGCGAATACGCACGGATCAATCTGGCTGGCTTGAACCAAGGCATCAACCTCGGCGAGAACGCCGACCGGATGCGGTTCGCGCAGGATCGGGCGGCGCAGGCCGACCAGCAGCAGGCGTTCCAGAATCAGGCGATGATGGGCGAACAAGCCATGCGCATGATGCAGATTCGCCAGCGGGCACAGGCGGCGGCGGACAAAGTGAAGGCGGAGAAGCGACAGCGGCAAGCGAACCAATTCGTGACCAAATCCCTGATGCTGGATGACGCACAGTTTGAGGCGTCGCGGGAACAGTTGTCGAGCATACTTCCCGACGCGAGCCCGGAACTGCAGCGCGGCGTGTTTGACCGCAAGGGGAAACTGGATCAAATTGCGGCTGGTCAAAGACACCTCGATTCGATCAAGGCCAGCGGTCAGAAACTCGACGAGCGGCAAGTCAAGAGATTTGAAGACTTGGGGCTCATCGTCGATCCTTCGCTGCTCATGCCCACGCTCGCCCAGAAGAGGGAGGCTGAGGAACAGGAACACAAAGACGGGCTGGTGATTCGCGGGATGGAACAGGGCCTGATCGATCCGTCCGAAATGGAATGGTTCATGCGGTACGCCACTGCCGCGTCGCTGGATGACGAACTGGAAAAGCGAACCAAGGCCCAGCAAGCCCAGCAAGAGGCGGCGGCGAAGCAGGCTGCGACGAAGGCCCTCGAACCCGCCCTCGCGCGGTATCGTGCTGGGAACGCGACGGATGCCGACCTGATCGCCCTGAAGGATGGCGGGCTGGTGACGGCGAGCAACATTGGGCCCAACAAGCCCATGGAGAATCCACTGGTCTTCGCGGAGAAGCAGGCCGAGCGTGTGGACGGCGAGATTCAGCGGATCGAACAGGAACTTCTCAACCAGGGCGTGGCGACGAAGGAGAAGGGTGCGTTCCGGCTGGATGATGAGAAGGTGAGCGAAGGCGACGGGAAGCGGATGATCTTCGCGGACAAGCCGCCAACGCCCGAATACACCCGGCGACAGGAATTGCTCAGCCAACGCGACCAACTTATCAAGCAGCGAGAAGCGATCGGCGCGGCATTGGTCAAGCAGCAACTTGGCCCGATCATCGCGCAGTTGGAGGCGCAACTTGGTCGGAAGCCGACCCGCGATGAGGTTCGCGCAGCACTCGGGGCGCCAAGGTCCACCCAAGCAAGCCCACAGCCAACGCAGTGAATCCGCCCCAGAACTCCACCTTGTGGGGGGCCTGATCGTTCCAAACCGCCACCAGCATGATGACGCTCGCGACAAGGACTGCACACCCGACCGCAAACAAGAACCTTCGCATTTCCAGAGAATATCCCCAATTCACAGAAACGCAACACCTGACAGGATACGACCATGCTCGATGCACTTGACGCCATGATCGATGAAGCCCTTGGGGGATCGCCTGCCACGGTGGGGGGTGGTGATCCGCTGGATGCGATGATCGACGAGGCGTTGGGGGCGGGGGGAGCAACACCGAATGTTGCGCGCGCAACATCTGGTGTTGCCCTCGGCACGGCGGGTATGCCCTTCTCGTCCGCCCCCGGCGCGCCGGGCATGGCGGTGCCGACGCCGGGCCCGCAAGACGCCCTCGGCCAAGCCCTCCAAGGCACGGTCGCAGGCGACATCTACACGGGGCTGGTGCGTGGGGGGCCAGTGGCTCGGACGCAACTTGGCGGGGCGATGGGTGCGGCGGGTGCGCTGCTGCCCGGTGCGGCTGGGCGGTCGCTGGGGCGTGCTGGCGCCGACACGGTTGCGCAGGCCCAAGGCGTGCTCGGGAGCCTCCCACCGACCACGACGTTCGCGGGCGGGGTCGCTGAAGCGGTGCCGGGTGCGCTGGCGACCATCGCCGGCGGCGTGGCGACGGGCGGGCTGGGTCCGCTGGGGATTGCGGCGGGTGCTGGCCTGGCCGGTGCTCAGCAAGGCGGGGCGGTGTTCAATGACTCGATGGAGCGGCTGGGCGGCTACGCCGATCCGACGATGCCCAACCAGCAAGCGGCTGGGATCGCGGCGACTCAGGCGGCGCCCGCGGCAGTGGTGTCGGCGATCACTTCGAGCATCCCGGTGGGCCGCATCCTCGGGCGGCTGGGCGGGCGATTCACGCCGGGCGTGATCGACAAGGCCGCGGCGAAGGTGCTGGGCACGCGCGGGGGCCAACTGATCGGGTCGATGGCGGCGGAAGGCTCGCAAGAGGCTGGCGACGAACTGACCCAGATGCTGCTCCAGCGCATCGTCGAAGACGATCCCAACGCATTCGACGGGGCGGCTGGTCGGCTGGGAATGGCGGCGGCGGGCGGCGCTGTGCTTGGCCCGTTGTTCGAAGGTGGTGCGGCTATTGCAGGGAGGATCGGCAATGCAAATCGTCAAAACAACCAAGGCGGGCAAAATCCGGCGGTGCCACGGGCGGGTGGGCCTGTACCTCCTGGCGGGCCAGTTGTTCCCGGTGGCGGCGGCGTGGCACGCCCCGGCGATGCTGCGCAACCGGCGACGGGCCAAGCGGCGGGTGGTGTTGTCGAGCAAGGGGATTCGTCCGATCCTGAACTGACGGACGAAGAGGCTCAGCGAATCTTTGACGGCGAGGACGCTGCGCCTGCGGTCGATGCTGCTGGCATCCCGATCCCGCGTGGGGCGGGCGGGTTCCAGGGCGTCACGAACGAGGGGACGTTTGTGCCGCCGGAGGTGGGGGGGCGGGTCGCTGCCGATCCTGTTCAAGCGGTCCCAGCCACCGATCAAAGTACTCTCGATCGCGCAGAAGGCTTTGGTAGTCCCGTTTCGCCTGCGCCCGAATCTGTCGGCGATATTGCGAGTGCGTCTGCATCGGTCAGTCCTTCAACATCTCGCGACGCCATGCCTCGTGCTGGCGGCGAAGTTTCCTCAAACGCTTTGGAGTCGAGAAAATCTGATCGGTTCCAAACGGAAGATCAGAGCCGTCTTCTATCTCAGCCTGAACGCGAAAGTGCCATTTCAGAGTCTCAGAATGCTCCCACGAACGCAGTTCCTGCGGTAGCGTCTTTGGGTTTGGGAACCGAAAAGGCATCCGATAGCGGCTCATCCCCAGATTCTACCGCCGACCTCGCCCTGATGTCGGAGAAGATCAAGGGCACGGTCACGCTCGCGGACCCGGCCAAGATTACCGAAGCCGAACGCAAGGCCGAAAAGCGACTCTCGTCCCTTGGGCGGCGGGTGGTGTGGGTGGACGCGAAGAGTGACACCGTGGACCTGCGCGGGGCGGTGGCGGGTCGCACGCCGACCACGATCTACCTGCGGCGCGGACAGGGGAACGTCAAACTCGCGGCGGTGGCACTCCACGAAGTCATGCACTCGGCCCGGCGCACGAACCGCGAACTGGCCGACCAACTGGTGGAAGTCTTCGGGCGCGATCGCGTGCTCGCTCGCGGGCGTCAGGAACTCGAGCTGCAGTCTGGCGCGGGCGTGGATGTGGCATGGGGCGAGGACGCCAAGATTGACGAAGGGCTGGCGGGTCTGCTCGAAGACGCGGCGGCGGCGAATCCTGAAGACGCCAAGAGCGACAATGCCGACCTGCGGCAACGCATCCTCGAGACTCCCGGCCTGCTGGATCGGCTGCGGGTGTGGCTCAAGCAAACGCTGAACTCGCTGGCGGGGAAGGGGTCGCAGGAAGTCGTACACGCGATGCGGCTGCTGGATCGGTTGGAAGCCCAAGCCCGCAAGGAAGCCAGCACGCGGGACACTGACAGCGTGGCGTGGGCGCAGACGGCGACGGGGATTGCGAAGAAGGTTGACAACACCTACGGATCGTCTTCCGCGTCCGCCAACCAGGGGGCGTGGGACACCATGCAAAACATGCGTGGCGACTTCATCAACAGCGGAGAGGAAGCCGACTATGACCCGGCTGAGTTGTTCCGGTTCGCGGGTCCGATCCCCGAAGTGATCCGCAACGCCGTGTCACCGCGTCAACTCGTCAAGTACGGGTTTCGCGCCAACGTGCGGGGTGGTCGCGGCGAAGAAGCGTACAACATGATCTCGAAGAAGTACGGCGAACAGCGGTACTGGGAGATCGTGAAGGGCGGGACCGATCAGGATTCCCGCAAGTCTCGTATGGCGTCGATGCGCAAGGCGATGGAACCCGAAGCCCGGTTCGTCGCGGCGTTCGCTGAACTGACCCAAGGGAAGAAGCCCATGCCCAGCGTGCCCCAGCGGGTGGCTGGCCTTGGCGTGGGCGATGTGGTCCGCATCCAGGATCAGGCGGCGCGGGTGGACGAAACCGACGACGGCGAACTGATCCTGCGTGGCGGGCACTTCAACGGGCTCACGCTCACGGGCATGGACACGATCCCCGTCGATGCTCGCGATGGGGTCTGGAAGTATGACGAAGCGGGCGAGGCTCCGCGCGTGAATGAGCCGGCGGGGGTGGGGGGTGATTTGCCGTTCTCGGCGAGGAAGCGCGAAAGCCTGCTCGATGATCCTGACATTGTTCGGGCACAATCTGAGTACGACGCCGCGAAACTCCAAGAAGACCAAAGCGACGATGCGACATGGAAAGACGATCCCAAAATGCTGCGGTTCAATCAGATGACCCGCGGCTATCGCAATCGGTCTAGAAGGGTGGTCGATCAGATTCGGGCTCGCCTGACAAAGACAGGTGGAGCGGTCAAGGTGAAAGACACCGTGTACGTCGTTTCAAAGAACACGTATCCCGGCGGCAAGCCGTGGCGAGTGTCTATTTTCAAGACCAAGGAAGGATCAAAGCCGGTTGCGTGGGGACATTCAGAACACGCCAAACTGGACGATCCGAAGTCGTCTGGTCCTTATCACAGCGGAGCCGTGCAAGAAGTCGCCAGCATGGTTGGCGGGAAGTCTGATGCTGTCGAGGACATCCGTTTCTCCGCCCGCAAGCTCGAACTCCAAGGCCAGACCGAACAGGGCACGCTGGGCTTCTCGCGCGGCGGCATGGCACCGCAAGCCCCGGCCAAGTCGCAGCGTCCCGAACCTCGCCTCACGCCCGAGCAACGCGCGGAGTTGTACCCCGGCATCCGCCAAGGCGAGAGCGTGCGGGCGTACGAGAAGCGGATGGGCACGGCGGATACGCCAAGCATGTTTGAGGACGTTCCAGACAGACAACTCAAGCAAAGGCCGGGCGAATTTGACGATGCGTATTCGCGTCGAATGGCGTTGGAAAACGCAAGGAATGTGATTGACGAGCCACAAAAGGCGTCGGCCAAAGACCTTAATCGCGCAATCGGCTTTTTGAGTCGGATGCGTCATGGCTACGTATCTCACGGTATAAGCGGCAAAATGGATATGGACGCTGTTCGCTTCAACGTCGAAATGATTGACCGGGACATCGAGAGTCTGAAGTTCTGGTATAAGCAGAAGGAAAAGGAAGAGGCGAAGAAACCCGGCATGTTGTTCTCGGCTCGCAGCGCCCTGCCCCCGACCATCGATGTGGACGGCAAGCAGCGACCGACGACCAACAGCGACGGGAAGCCCATCGCTCGCACGGCTGAGGAAGTGCGGAACTTCTGGAAGTGGTTTGGTGATAGCAAGGTTGTTGACGCCAGCGGGAAGCCGTTGGTGGTGTATCACGGGAGTCAGCGGCCCGAGCGGATTGGGGCACGATTCAGAAAAACTCGCGCCACAAGCGGCCCGATGGCCTACTTCACTGACGATCCTGGTATTGCTTCAAACTACTCTACCAACAAAAAAGACACCTCTTTGGAGATGCCGGAGTCGTACTCCGAATGGTTCACAACGAAACTGCCTTCCGAACGCAAGCCCGTGTTGTTTGAGCAAGTCTGGAACAGGCTCACGCCTGAACAGCGGGCCAGCGTTGCGGAGAAGATCGTTCGCGTGTCGAATAGCGACGCGGACGGTAACGAGATTGATGGGCTGATGTTGTTGCCGCCCGGTATGACGGGTATGGTAGACAAGAGCCATTGGGATCATGTTCTGCGTCGCGAGGCTCGCGGTAACTATCTGACCGCCGCTCGCGATATTTGGCTTGACAGTGGCAATCTGTTTGACCAAGAAGAACAATTCTTGAAAGTGCTAAAACTTGCCGGTGTTCCCGGCGAGCACCAATTGGTTGACCCGAACGCGACATTTTCGGGCGTGTACTCCGCATACATGAAAATAGAGTCTCCGCTTACAACGTCCAAAATTGACGCGAACTTTGTTGCTTCAATGCAGGCCGCTGCTAACAAGACTCGCTCTCGCCCACAAGTTTACGGCGCTGATCCGTGGGACAAGCGCACAATCACCCCCTCCGACTGGATGGCGAGGCTTCGGGACGATGTGAAGAACAACACGACACACGCATGGACAAGCATCCCTGATTGGGTGACGAAGCAATTGAAATCCATGTCATATGACGGGATTCACGATCAAGGCGGAAAAAACGGCGGCATTGGTCACAATGTGTTTATCCCGTTTGAAGATACCCAAATCAAATCCGCCACCGGCAACCGCGGCACGTTCGACGCGAGCGAGGCGGATATTCGGTTCTCGGCGAGAAAGCGGGATGACGCAATCTCGTATTTGCCGCCCGTAGATGGCTCTGGCCACATGACAAGCGACGAACCGGCTTTGATTTTTGAAGCCAAGAAAGGCGACGCGTCGGCGGGATATGCGTTGGTGGTTATGCCAAAAGGCAAAGCCCCGTATGTCGGACAAATCACCGTTGCGCCGGAACTTCGGAGGCAAGGGATAGCCACCAATCTGTACGCAGAAATTGGCAAGTACCTCAAAGCCAACGGTCTACTTCCGCTTCGTCCGTCTAGGGATTTGTCTCCCGGAACGCAGCGTATTTGGGATAAGCGCATGGCTTCGGGCGTGATGTTCTCTGCTCGCCAACCCAACCTCAACGAACAGGACCGCGCCGACGCCCGCACGGTCGGCAAACTCTCCCAGCAAGCCGTCGAAGCGTCCCAGAACGCCGACGCGGAGAAGTCACGCCGGAAGGCGGAAGTGGGTGGCGTCAAGGCCCAGCGGGATATGGAGCGGCGGGCGGGGCAGGAAACCCAGCGGGAACTGGATCGCACGGTCAAGCTGCGCGATCGGCGTGAGCGTGCCCTGACCAACCTGATCGAGCAACAGCAAGCCGCGAACGCCCAACTGAACATCGAACTCGGCGACGCCAACGACGAAAACACCGCGCGACGCATGGCCATGAAGTCCATGTTCGGCACCATCCAGGACGCTCAGCGGCAACTCCGCAAGGCGGCTGCGACGATCCAGAAAGCCACCGACAAGGCCAAGGCCCGAGCCGACGCCGAAGAAACCGCGGCCAAGGTGCGGGATGCCGTGGTCGAGATCGCCAAGCAACTGCCCCCGTCCATTCGTGGGCGGATGCTGACGGACGTGCGCGACGCGGCGGACATGCGCGACCTGCTCGGGAGCGAAGTAGTCAGCACCACCAAGGCGGGCAAGCGGACGGGCCAAACCTTCGGCGCTCTCGGCAAGGCGGCCGATCTGCTGATCCGCTACAACGGCAAAGAAGCGTGGAACACCATCGAGGACATCACCAGTCGCAAGAGCATGGCGAGTCTGACCGAAGAGCGCCGCAAGGCGATCACCAAACGGGTCGCGGGCGCGGATTCGCTTTACCGCCAAACCCAAGCCTCGCTCGCCCCCGCAAGTCGTGCCGATGCTGCTGAGGAACTCATGGCGATTGCCGACGACGTTCGCGCGATCGTGCACGAACACAGGCTCGAAAACCGGATCATCAAGGCGGGTCGGCTGGCCGATGCGGAGATTGCACGCGATGACGTTCGCAAGGCGATTGCCGCGGCGAAGACGGTACTGCCGCCCAACCCCCGCAAGCCCCAGGCCAAGGTGCAACCTTCGCGGGTGCGCCAGTGGCTGCACGAAGGCAACTACAACCTAGACACCATCACCAAGGTACTGGACGGGAACATGCAGGGCGGCGGGCCGGTCAACAAGATTGTGGTCGAGGACATTCGGGCGGGCATGGATCGCAAGTTCGAAGTGCTCGAAGCCGCGACGCGGGTCGCGGATGCGATTGCTCAGGAGGCGGGGTTTGACAACCTCGCCCACCTGCTCGAGCTCGCATCCGGCTCCATCGGCGACGGGACCACGAAGACGGTGAACCTGCGGCTGGCCGGCAAGGATCACACCCTGACGTGGGGCCAACTGGCCAAGGTGGTATCGTCGCTGGATGACGTGTCCACCCTCACCGACATTCAGGAGGGGACGCCGATCACGTTTGACGACGCCCCCAACGCCAAGGGCATTCGGCTGCGGGCCGAAGACATCCAGACCATCCGCGACGCCATGCCCGAACAACTGCGTGAAGCCGTGGCGGGCATGAAGAAGATTCGGGATCGCCTGTTCCCGGTCGCCCAGTCCGCCCAGCGGGTGGTGACGGGACGCGAAGCCCCTGCCCAGCCTGGCTACGAACCCCGCATTCGCAACATGGCTCAGAGCCAGCGGGTCACGGACATGGACCCGATGAGCGTGGGATTCGAGAACAAGCTGATCGAGAACAGCGGGTTCCTGCAAACCCGCGTGCGCGACCTGAAGACGCCCCTGCTGATGGGCGACTTCTTCGGTGACTGGCAACGCTCGATTCACGGGATGGCGGATGTGATGCACCTGATGATCCCCCTTCGCAACGCGCGGGAAGTCATCATGCACGAATCGGTGAACAACGCCATTGCGGATCGGTGGGGTGATCGTGCGGTAGAGTCGATCAAGGATCGGTTGCGGACGGTGGTGCGTCCGCCCGAGCGCAGTAACTTCGCCCGCGTCGCCAACCAACTGGCCCGAAACGTCGCAGTGTCGCGTACGGCCCTGGCGCCCGCATCGCTGGCGATCTCGGCGACGGCGAGCATTCCCCGCCTGTGGGCGGAACTGGGGACGGCGCGGCTGCTCAAGGGCCTCAAGTCCATCGCGAACACGAAGGTCCGCGAAGACATGCTCAAGGCCAGTCCATGGCTGCGATCGCGTGTGACGGGTGCGGTGTCCAACATCGCGAGCACGATGCCGATGCTCGAGGGCGTGGTCGATTCCGATTGGGACAAGGCCGCGGGCGAGCGCTGGCGTGCGACCCGCGCGCGGGTCAAGCGGGGCGGCAAGGCGGCGATCCGCCAAGTGATCCTCGCAGCGTCGGAAGCCCGCAAGGGCCAAGGGCGCGAGGCGCTGAATCAGGCCGGCCAGGTCTTCACGCGCTCGATCCCGGCGATCACCGATGAGGTTCGGCTGCAGTCGTGGATCGACTCGAAGATGGCCCAGATTGCTTGGGCGGCGTATGACGGCGACAAGGCCAAGGCCGAGAACGCCCTGCGGCTGGTGCTGCCTTCGGCTGATCCGTTGGCCCAAACCGGCTGGTCGCACGAACTGAATGCCTCGGGGTTCGGGAGCGTGCTGGGCTCGTTCCGGTCGGACGCCAACGCCGCGTACAACCACATCTCGCAAGCGTGGATGACGGACCCCAAGCGTGGGCTCCGCGTCACGTCGGCGCTCTTGGCCGGCGCCCTGATCGCGGCGGTGATCAAGGGGCTTGATCGCGAACTCAAAGACGAACTCGAAGGCCGCGAGAACGGGCGGGGCGTCGATGCTGCCCTGCTTCGGTTCGGCCAAGAAACCCTCGGCGCCGGGTTCCTCAGCGACAAGGTGTTTTCGGCGATCGACGGGATCGGCGGCGTTTCCGATACGCCCGTGTCGGGAAGCGTGGACCAGGTGGCCAAGAGCACGTCGAACATCGCGAGCACGATCTACACGGCGATCACCAGCGACGATGAGGCCAAGGTCGAGAAGAAGCTGGGAACCCTGCTCGATGACCTGCTGCGACTCATGGAAGGCGCGGGCACGCTGACGCGAAACCCCGTCGTCGGCATCACCCCATACGCGAGGGCTCTGGCAAAATGACCATGTACAAAAACATCCCCGTCGTCTATGTGGCTGGCCCATACCGCGGGCCCAGCGAATGGGCTGTCACCGAGAACATCCGCGCGGCAGAAGCGGCGGCGCTCGAACTGTGGAAGCGGGGCGCGGCGGCGATCTGCCCCCATAAGAACACCGCGTACTTCGGCGGGGCCTGCCCTGATGAAACGTGGCTGGAAGGCGATCTCGCCATCCTGATGAAGTGCGATGCGGTGTTCCTGCTGCCGACGTGGAAGCAGTCGACGGGCGCGGTGGCTGAAGTCGAGCTCGCGCGGTCGTTCTTTATTCCGATCATCGATTCGTTGGAAGAGTTTGATTCGTGGCTCGCTGCGCGACGCGGCGGGGGAGGCAAGGCGACATGAAGACCAAAGCGGCACGGATGCCCGAAAAGAAGATGCCGGCCAAGGATGGCCCGGCGGTGGCGTCGACCTACGACGTGCTTGAGAACGTGCTGACGCTCAGGCACGAATGGCCGAAGGTGGAAGGCCGCGAACAGTGGTATCTGCTCCAGGCCGATGAGCACTTCGACAACGCCAAGTGCGACCGCGAGCGATACAAGCGCGACCTCGATGAAGCGGTCGCCCGCAACGCGGGCATCATCAAATTCGGCGACTTCTTCTGTGCCATGCAGGGCAAGTACGACAAGCGCTCCAGCATGAGCGAACTGCGCGACGCCCACAAGGTGGCGGCGTACTCGAATGCCCTAGTCAACGAGGCCGCGGAGTTTCACGCCCCGTACGCCAAACACCTTCTTATGGTCGGCGTCGGCAACCATGAGTCGGGCTTCACGAACAAGACCGGCACCGACCTGACGGCGTTGTTCGTGGAGAAGATGCAGGATCGGTACGGCTCGCCGGTGATCAAGGGCGGGTATGCGGGGTGGCTGAGATTCATGGTGCAAGCCCATGGCGGCGTGCGTCGGAGTCTTCGGGCGTGGTACACGCACGGCTACGGCGGCGGTGGTCCGGTGACGCTGGACACGATTCAGGCCCAAAGGCAGATGGCCTACATCCACGGGGCCGACATGATGTTTAGCGGGCATACGCACGATGCCTGGCTGGTCGAGCGCGTCGCGATTTCGCTGACAGACTGCGGGAAGCAACAGCGCATCGCGACCGTCCAATGCAAGATTCCGACGTACAAGGATGAGTTTCGCAAGGCCGCGGGTGGGTGGCATATCGAAACGGGCAAGCCGCCCAAGCCGTTGGGCGGGTACTGGCTGCGGCTGTGGTGGTGTGACTCGATGCTCCGGTTCTCACTCACTCGCACCGATGGTTGAAACGGGGGTGGCGCGTGGAGCTGTGCCATTTCTGCGAGTTGCCGATTCTGGAATGCCGGTGCTTTGTGCCGCCGGCTGATCGTCGCGACCTACCCAAACGCCCAAACAAACCCCCTCCCATGCGTCGGATTGTGCGTCGGTTGCCCGATCACCCCGCGCAAAACCAGAGGGAAAACGAGGCCATGAGGCCCGCAGGGGTCATTAGGTACTAGTAAGGCCCGAACGCCGAAACCCTCGCGAATTGCGGGGGTTTTTGCGTATCTGGGGTGTGATGCTGAACTTACGGGGTTGGCGGGGGTCACGCCGTGAGCGGGTGGGAGAGGGTGGGGTAGGGTCAGAACGCAAATCGATGCGTCGCTTTTTGCGTCACTTCGGGGTTGCGCTGCAGGCTTTCCGCCAGTCGTCTTCACGCACCTGCAGGTAGTGCTCGCTCGCCACCTTGGGCGTGTTGCCCAGCCATGCACAGACGACGTGCGTCGGGAACTGGCTTTCCAGGTCGGTCTGACACGACGCCCGAAGGTTGTGGTAGAGCTTGGGCCATGCCTTCAGGCCCGCGGCGGTGATGATGTCCATGAGGCCGGTGCGCAGGTTGGTGGTGCTCAGGGCCTTCTCGGTGCTCCCCGCGGGTGGGACCAAGAGCCTCCATGTCGGCACCCGGCGCGAGGGCGGGACGCTGGTGGTGAAGTCCTCAAGGATCGGTCGCAGGCTGGGGGTGATGGGCACGAACCGTTCGGGCTTACCTTGGCCGGCGGTCTTGGGCGACTCCACGCGAAGGCGATCGGCGCGAACGTCCGCCCATCGCAGGGCGAACAACTCACTGGGCACGCGAAGCCCAGCGAACCGAGCAAGGCCCACGATCAATCGCCATCGGGCATCGGGGCACGCGGCGAGCACGCGATTGATCGTCGGCACGTCGATGTACGCTTGCCGCGCGGGGTTGCTCTGCGACCCGGCACGCACTTCGGCGAAGGGTGACTCGGCGATCATGCCTCGCTTGACGGCGTAGGTGAAGAGCTGCCGACAGCGCTTGATCTGCTTGGCGACGGTCGCGGGTGCGTAGTGCTCCTCCAGCCAGCGCCGGAACGCATGAGCCTCGGCGGGGGTGATGGTCGCAAGGTTGCGATCCTTGCCGCCCAAGTGCGCTGCGAGGGCGGCGTGAAGGTCTTCGTGGTGGCGTCGCGTCTGGGGCTGGGCGGTGGATTCCTCAAGCATCCTGGCGGCGGCAGTCGCAAGGGTGTGCACCGAGCGATCGGCGAGGACCACCAACCCCGCGACACTCAGGCGACGAATGAGGCGGCTGTCGACGATCGCCAACCACTGGGCGGTTTCGGGGCTGGGGCTGGCGCCCATCCGGCGGGCGGCGTCCAGGTCTTCGATTCTGCTCTTCACATATGTCGCGTGGTTCTTGGGTACTTTCCCGAGCCTGATCGTCGAGCGGCGTCCATCGGTGCGGCTGACCTGCACGCGGAAGCGGCCATTGGGATCGCGGATGAGGGAAGCCATGCTTTGTGCGCCAAGTGTGATTCTTCTGTGATTTTGCTGGGATCGAAGTGGCCAAGAACTCCCCACCTGTGCAAGAACTCCCCACTTGTAAGAATCCCCAGAACTTTCAGGAACTTTCAGACGGCCCGCGTGAACTCCACCACCACGGCGAGGAACACCCGCCCATCGTGGGCGGCGGGAATCCATACGGCTTGGTGGTGCCCGTTGTCTTTGCGGATGACGGCGGATCGGTCGGCCCGCCATTCCCAGCGCCCCACGAACCCCGCCGGCGGAATGAGTTGCAGCCCATCGGGTGGTTTGATCGCCTTGCCCTGGCTCTGCTGGACGGCGGGATGCGTCCACGCGACCACAACCCGCCCATCCTGCAGGCGGTCAACGTCCTCTTCGTCCTCGATGGGCTCGCACACGATGATGTCCCCGGGCTGAAAGAGCGGCTGCATCGATGTGCCTTCGACCGTCACCGCGAACGCGGCGGGATGGGTGGCCCGTCGACCGCGGGGCACCTGCTTGGTCCCGTCGGGGAAGTCCTGTGCGTCCCCACGATCCAACCATGCGCGGCCGGCGCTGGCGATGGTGGGGAGGAGCGGGATGGTGTCGGTGGCTTTGGGCTGGACCACGATTGTCGCGAGCGTCTTTTCGAGCTCACGCCGATCTGCTTTGATCGCCTTCAAATAGGCATCAACGTCGTCGTCGTCTAGGCCCAGTTTGCCTCGCTCGCGTGCGCCGATCGTCGTGAATGAAACGCCCATCGCGTCCTCAAGGTCGCGAAGGCTCAGGCTGCGGGCTTCGCGCATCCTGCGCAGCGCCATTCCAAGGCGAGGGTCCGACATGTGGGGCCATCTTATTCAACACGTTTTTGACTGTGCAAGTGTTTTCAAGACAATAGGTTGTGAGTTTTCGTACAAAAATCGTGGGCAAACCGAGTTGCTTTTGTAGTGAATACGTGTTATCTTCATGGCAGGGAAGTTTCGCCATGCTGTCACGCACTCACTCAATCTTTGAACTCAACACCACGACCCCGGCGCAAGCTGGCAGCGCAGCGAACTTCCCCTTCGATGGCGACGGTCGTGGTGTCTTGGTCACCAGTGCTGGAAACGGCACTGGTGCTTTTTCGTCTCACTCCTCTCTCGGTGGTTCGCTTGCGACTGACGACGCGAGCGAGCCTTGTCTGTGCTATCAGCAACGCCGTGCGGCGGTGCTGCTGGATGTGTCGCTCGCGACCATGCGGCGACTGATCGCGGATGGACTGGTCAAGTGCATCCGCATTGAACCCAAGATCGTGCTGGTGCCTCACGACGAACTGAGGCGGTTCGTTCGCGAGAACGCCGGCGCGATGAAGAGCCTGCGCAGCGAGAAGCGGCGTGGGCGGGGAGCTCGATCATGAGAACTGACATGCAGGCGAAGCACACGCCGGGACCGTGGAAGGCCATTACCGGCCAGGGCGCGCATCACCGCGATTGGTACATCCGGGCCGGCGAGAAGTTGCCCGGGGCAATCCACCCGCCGGCGGTTGCAAGAACCTGCTCATCCGGCGTTGGTGGCATGTCGTGCGTTGAAGCCAACGCCCGCCTCATCGCATCCGCCCCCGATCTTCTGGCGGCTCTGGAGGCGTTGGTCAAAGACGCAGCCGAGTGCGAAGTGGACGGCGAACCGTCGCAGGTTGACGGTATCCAGTGGGATGACGTTCTAGCCGCCCGCGCCGCAATCGCGAAGGCTCGCGGAGCTCGCTCATGAGAACCTTTGCCGAAATCGTTCGCACCACCAAGCCATTCAACAAGCCGCCGGCCATTGAGTGCCCCAAGTGTGGCGAGAGCATCGATCACCAGTCGCACCAGGACGCGGAGCCTGAGAACAACATGCCCGAGATCGTCGCGGGGTACTACTGCGCCTGTGGCTTTGAAGAGAAGCACGGGATGACGCGGGCGGAAGTTGAGGATTACTTCGCTACGAAAGGAAACACGCTGTGAACCAACCCCCCATCAAACTCGGCCCCGGCGGCGATTACGTGAGTGAAGAGTGGGAGAGTGACAACCGTGCGTGCATCGCGGTGATGGCGTTTGTCGCGGTTGTGCTGATGGTGTTGGCTTTGGTTTGAACTTCGGCAGGTGATGCAGGGCGACGCCACCTTAGACGGATCGGCTCGCTCAGGGCGTTTGGGATCGTTCCCCACACTTGCCGCTTTCGGAATTGCCTGCGTTCGGATCGCGGGCCTATCAGGAGGTTTTCTTATGAGTCTGCTTGGTTCGATTACTCGGGGTCGCGTCGTGCGGCCATGGCGCACGGTCTTCTATGGCGTGCAAGGCATCGGCAAGAGCACGTTTGCGGCGTACTCCCACAACCCCATCTTCATTCAAGCTGAAGAGGGGAGCGATCAACTCGATGTGTCGCGGTTCCCGCGGGCTCGCAGCTACGCCGACGTGCTGGCCCAGATCGACGCGCTGATGCACGATGAGCACAACTTTCAGACCTGCGTGATCGACACGCTGGACGAACTTGAGAAGTACGTCAACGCCGAAGCGACCAAGCTCAACAACGGCTACCCCATCGAAATGGTGGAGTTCTACAACGGCTGGAAGATGGTCACACCGCTGTGGCAAGCGTTCCTCAACAAGCTCGATGCCCTGCGTGAGCATCGCAACATGGCGATCCTGCTGCTGGGGCACGCCCAGACTCAGAAGGTGCGGCCCCCTGACGGCGATGAATACACCGAGTATTCGATGTCGCTGCACCGTGATTCGCAGACGGATGTGAACAAGCTTATCCAAGCCTGGGCGGATGATGTGTTGTTCGCGTTCATTCCGGTCACGCTCCGCAAGAGCGGCGCATCGGCCAAGGGCAAGGGCGGTCGCAACGTGGTGGTGGAATCCAACAAGCGGGTGGTCCGCACCACGAAGACGCTGGCTCACTACGCCAAGACGCGATGCCCCTCGCTGCCCGCGGAGTTTCCGCTGGTGCGTGATGATCCGTTCGCGATGTATGCCAGCCATGCCTATGCGGGCACGGGCTGGGCGACCGTCACCCGCGAAGTCGCGCCGGTGAGTGTCGAGGCCGAAGCGGTCAACACCGACACGGGCGAAGTGACGGGCGAGCCGGATCAGGGTGAACTTGACGCGCTCGAAGAAGTTGAGAAGTAGGCCCTGGCTTGTCGCCAGCGTCACGAAGCAGGAAAGCAGGTTGCAGGTTTAGGAGTTCATGAACATGAGTCAAGAGCACGAAGTCAATGGTGATGGTCAGACGATGGACCTTTCCGCGTGGGAAACGCCAGCGGATCAGGTGGACACAAGCGGGCCGGATTACTCGCCCCTGCCTGAGGGCACGTACACCCTGATGGTGAGCGACATCAAGGAGCGCACCAGCAAGCCCAAGGTGGTGGACGGCGCCACGATCCAGGGCAAGAACTACCACGAATTCACGTTTGAAGTCGTCGAAGGCCAGCATCAAGGCCGCAAGGCGTGGCTGCGGTTGTTCTTCAACAGCGACAACGATACGGCTCGCAGCATCGCTCAGTCTGAGCTTGCCTGCGTGCGGCTGGCGGTGGGTTTGCCCCGCGGGATGCCCAACGAACTGGTCGGCAAGGTGCTGCAGGCCAAGATCGGCATCGACCGCAAGAGCGTGAACGCGCAGGGCGGTCCTCAGAATCGGTTCCTTGACTGGTTCGATGCGACCGGTGCATCGGTCAAGCGTAAGTTCGGTGGCTCTACCCCAACCCCCCAGCGTGGCGCTGGTGCTCCGGCTCGCCCTGCCGCTCCTCCCGGCCAAGGTGCGAATCCGAACGGACGCGCCGCGCCCGCTGGCGGGGGTGGTGGTGCGCCGGGTGGCGCGCCCAAGCAGTTCGTGCCGCCCCGCGTCGGCGCTGGTGGCCCCAAGCCGCTGGCGACGGCTCCGCGCTGATCATCTTGTGTGCGTGTGGTCCCCGTCCCGCGGTCTGAAGGCCGCGGGATGGGATTAGGTTGGAGGGCGTGGCGTGTTTGACCTTCTTTGGCCCTTGGTGTGTGGCGTGTATGCAAAGAGCGGACAGCTGCGAACATACACGAAGCGGCTTGGCGGGCGTTGGCATCGGGTGAGAGTTGGCAAGCCCGGCAAAGGAAAGCGTCGGCGGCTGCGGCTGCAGCGCCGGTCGAATCAGTCACGAAGGCAGGCGAATTAGCGGCGAGGCCGCTGGAGCAAGGACGCTTCCCATGAGAATCACTTTCGAGATTCCGATACCACCTGCGGCGCTCTCACCCAACGCGCGACCGCACTTCATGCAGAAGGCCAAGGCGAAGAAGGAACTGAGGCGGTGGGCTCACGGTCGCGTGGTAGCGTCGGCGTGGATCACTAACGCCTCATCTCGCTGGGATGAAGCCAAGCGGCGATGGATGGTCAACCAAGCCCCGTGGCCCGGCCATGAATGCACCGTCCATGTGCGATGGATCGCAGCGACCAACCGGCGCCGCGACCGCGACAACATCATTGCAACGCTCAAGGCGGCGATCGATGGGATCACCGATTCGGGGCTGTGGGATGACGATGCGGGCGTGAAGTGGGGGAGTGTTGAAACGGAAGTTGATGCGAAGGCTCCGCGCGTGGTGATCACGGTGGAGCGGGAGACCAAGCCATGAGTGATTACGTGCGGGTCAATTTGGATTCTTGGGTGTTCTTTAAGCCCAGCGACCACGATCGGGCTGTGTATGAATGGCACTATCGATCTCGGCGTGCGAATATTCCAATGTTCGTGGTCGATGACGGCGTGGCGGTCATGCGGCTGCGCGAGTTCATGACGGTCTACGGCACATTTGCCGCGATGACTGGCGTCGACATCTTGGCCGGCGACATCGAGATTGAGGGTGTGCGTGAGAAGCGTGTGAAGGTGAAGCCTGCGAAGGCGCCGGCGGCGGTCACGGAGAACACCACCCCATGAACCTCCGCCCCTACCAGCAAGAGGCAGTCGATGCCGTCCATGCGTATCTCGGTTCGCACACGACGCGGAATCCCTGTGTGGTGATCCCCACCGGCGGCGGGAAGACGCCGGTGATGGCCACGCTCTGCAAGCAGTGGTCGGACATGGGCGCTCGCGTCATGGTGCTGGCCCACGTCAAGGAACTGCTCGAGCAAACCGCGGGCACCCTGCAACGGCTCGCGCCGGATGTGCCCGTGGGCATCTACTCGGCTGGGCTGGGTCGCAAAGACCTGGGCTACAACGTCACAGTGGCGGGCATCCAATCGGTGTGGAAGAAGGCGACCGAGATCGGGGCGGTGGATTTGTTGATAATCGATGAGTGCTTCATTCAGGGCACGAAGATCAGCACGCCTAGCGGTGACGTGAACATTGAAGATATCGCGTGCGGGATGACTGTTCGCACAGCGGATGGGATCGGCACGGTTTTAGCAACTTCGGCACGCAAGTCGGACCACGTTCGGAATTTGGAGTTTGACGATGGAACGATCATCCGATGCACTTCTTACCACCCAATCTGGACGGACAGGGGTTGGGTCAAGGCCGGGGACATGGAACGGGGAACGCTGGCGTTTGGCCTCGAAGCAATGCCCATGCTGCGGGGCAGAGTTCCGGCCATGGTCGACGACACTGCCCAGCGGCAAGGTGCGAATCTGCAAAGAGCGTCCGTGGAACAAGCAGGTGTTCTGCTCAATTCGGTGCGCGAAGCTCACGAGGAATGCAATCTGCCTGCCCGAGAATCGGGCGAAGGTTTCGGCCACGATGAAGGCCATAGGCCACGCGCCGAAGGTGCGCGGCGGGAACGGCACGACGACGAAGCATCAACAAATGCTGTTGGAGAAGTTGGGCGGCGAGTGGGAGTCCGAAGTGGGTGTGCGTGTGCCGGAGTTCAGGGAACTGGCAATAGCGCGAGTGTTGAAGATCGATGTGGCGCATCGGATGCGGAAGATCGCTATCGAAGTGGACGGTCGCAGTCACCGCATGATAGTGAGAAGAGAACAGGACCTGCTCAAGAACCTATACCTGGCTCGAAGAGGCTGGTGCGTAATTCACTTAGCCAACCACCAGGTGGAGCACTTGTGTTCAACCTGCACGTCAGCGGACACCCTTCTTACTTCGCTGATGGCGTCCTTGTCCATAACTGCCACATGATCCCCTTCGGAGAGAAGGGCGACGGCATGTACCTGTCGTTCATCAAAGATGCCCGGCTGGTGAACCCGGACCTGCGGGTGATTGGTTTGACGGCGACCCCGTACCGGCTCAAGGGCGGGATGATCGTGGGCCAGTCGTGCATCCTGCAAGATATCTGCTATGAAGTCGGCGTTCAAGACCTGATCGATGCGGGCTGGCTGTGCAAGCTCAAAAGCAAGGGCTCTGTGTCGGCGATGATCGATACGTCCAAGCTCAGCGTGGTCGCCGGCGAGTTTGTCGGCTCTGAGATGGTGCACGCCGCGGACGATGATGCGTTGGTGCGGGCGGCGGTCAAGGAACTGCTCGAGGTCGCGAAGGATCGCAAGAGCGTCCTGATCTTCGCCTGCTCACTGGCCCATGCTGCCCATATTCAGACGGTGCTGGTGGAATCGGGCGAAACCTGTGACATGGTGGACGGGGGCACCCCGGACCTGCAGCGTGCCGCGGCGATTGCCCGGTTCCGCGAAGGGCGGGTTCGGTTCATGGTGAACGTGATGGTGCTCACGACGGGGTTCGATGCGCCCAACGTCGATTGCGTCGCGATGCTCAGGCCGACCATGAGTAAGGGCCTGTATTACCAGATGGTGGGCCGTGGGTTCCGGCTTTGCGATGGCAAGGATGATTGTCTGGTGCTGGACTTCGCGGAGAACATCGCGAGGCATGGCCCGGTGGATCGGCTCCAAGGCGACGAACAGAAGCTCGGCGGCGGCGGCGACGGCGAAGCGCCGACCAAGATGTGCAAGGTCTGCGGCGAGTACGTTCATGCGTCTGTGAAGGAATGCCCCGAGTGCGGGTCGGTGTTCCCCGAACACGCGACCAAGTACAAGCACCAGGCTCAGGCCCTGGACCTGCCGATCCTCAGCCAGCACAGCGACGCGTTTGAGCCCAGCGTCGAACAAGTCGTGGGGGTGGGGTACTACGTCCACGAAAAGCGGAACGATCCCAACGCGCCGACGACGCTGAAGGTTGAGTATCAGACCGGCACGGGGTTCAAGGATCGTGTTTGCGAGTGGATTTGTTTCAACCACGGCGGATACGCGCGAGACAAGGCTGAGAAGTGGTGGAAGGCGCGGAGCAACGTGCCGGTGCCGGCGACGACGGAGCTCGCGTGTGAGCTTGCGAAGGCCGGGGCGGTGCTCGAGCCTATCGCGATCACAACGGTCCCGAAGAAAGACAACCCGAAGTTCTCAGAGATCAAGTCGTATCGGCTGGTCGGCGAGAAGCCGGGGCCACGGGTCGAGTTTGCGGCGGTGATTTTGGCGTACATCCGCGGCGGGGGCGTGGTCGAGAAGAAGCCCGAGCCTGAGAACGAATGGGCGGAAGTTCACGATCTGATGCCGGCGTGGGAGCGGCCAGCGCCAGCGCCCAAGCCAGCCCCAAAGCCCGCGGCGAACCCGGTCAGCGGCGAAGAGGCGTTCATGTCGGATGCGTGGGTGGCGACCAATGCCGACGACATTCCGTTCTAACAACGGCAACCCCGGCCCGGTGTGGCGAAGGGTGGAAAGCGAGGCGTCCCAATGAGCAGTGAATGGAACGAGTTTGTAGGAACGGTCTGTTGGTGGCTAGGCGCAGTGGTGCTGATCGGAGCAATGTTGTGCGCCGCGATTAGCACGCATATCTGGGCTTGGAAAAAGATGTGGGATCGTCGCAAGGACTGGTGGTACTTCTTGGGATATGGGCTTATGCGGCACCATGACCCGGCCAAAGACGGCGACGCGATGGCGCAGCGGCTTCGGCAGTTTGCCGACAGAATCGAAGAGGAGTTTCACGCATCTAGGGACGCTGGCTGGAAAGACGAGGAGGCGTCATGAGCAGCAAGACGGCGGGGGAGAGGATTGCGGCGCACTGGATTGATCGCAGCGAGTATGACACGGCAGAGTCGTTGCAATGGAAGCGGGCACTGCTGGCAGAGATGATCGACATCACCATGGACGCCGCCATCCTCCGCGCCGTCGCAGCCGACAGGCGGAAGCGGGAGAAGAAGACGAAGGGAGCGAAGCGATGAGTACCGAAGACACACAAAGGTTTCTGGCATCACTGCAAGCCGAGAACACCACCCTCCTCGCCCGCTGCGAGCAGTTGGAGAAGTATGTCGGCGGCGAACTGATCCGCAGCGACTACAGGACCGCCGCCGATTTACGCGCCGCAATGGAAGACTACCGATTTCGCTGCGAGCAGGCCGAGGCGAAACTGCGCAAGTGGAACACGCTGGTTGCCTCTGGATGCACGCCGGGCGGAAGCGAGTTTCACGACGACCCCGAGCGAACCGCCCACCACATCAAGGAACGGCAGGCGGGCATCGAACGGATCATGCGTGATGCACACAAGGCCAAGCGGGAGGCTGAGGCGACCGTCGCCGCGTGCAAGGCGGCGGGGTTCGTGGACGAGAAGGGCATCGACGACCTCGCCCGCGTTGCGTTTGAGACTTCGTGGGCTGGATTTGACACCGTAGAAAAGTGGGACGGTCAACCAGAAGGGTACAAGGAAAACTGGCGGCGCATCGTGCGTGCAGTGCTGGAAGCGCAGGCGCGGAAGGGGGCCGGTGATGCCCCGCGGTAGTACCGAAGGATCGATTCGGATGCTCGAAGAGTGTGCGGTTCTTATCGGGTTGTCGCGACAGCGATGCCAAGCGCTCGAAGCCAAGGCATTTCACAAGCTCTGGAAGGGTCTTCAGGCTGATCCGGTGCTGCGAAGGCTCTGGGAACAGCACACCGGCGAAAAACTTGAACCGCTTCAGGACGAAGACGAAACCACGATCGAAGGCACGGATGCCCACCATGACAGCAACGCCCAACCAAATCAACACACTCGAAGCCGCAAGGCAGTACGTCGATCACGGGTGGCGCGTGGTGCCGATCCCGCGGGGCTGCAAAGGTCCGATCATGCAGGGGTGGCAACACCTGCGGCTCGCGCAAGCCGACCTGCATCGCGAAGTCGATCCTGATGGGAACGTCGGGCTGATCCTGGGCGAGCCGTCTGGGTGGCTGGTCGATGTGGACCTGGACAGCGAACAGGCTCGCGAGTTTGCCCGTGAGTTCCTGCCGACCACGGTGGTGGCGGGTCGAGAGGGCAACCCCGCAAGCCACTGGTGGTACATCTGCGAGGGCGCCGTCACGACGAAGTTCACGGGCGACCATGGGATGATTGTCGAGATTCGCAGCACGGGCGCCCAGACCGTGGTCGGCCCATCGCTACATCCCAAGGGCGGGCGGTATGACCTGCTCCAAGGCGAGCCCAAGCGGATCGCGTGGGAAGACCTGCTTGCGGCAGTGCGTGAGCTCGCGTCCAACTGTGGATGGGTGCCGAAGCCCGAGCGGGCGGCGCCCATCCCGGCGCCGTCCAACTGGATTGTGAAGCCGGTTCCCAGTCTCACGGCCAGCGGCTACGGCGCCAGTGCGTTGGCGGCTGAGTGCTCGCGACTTGCCCAGGCCATGAAGGGAACCCGCAACGACGCCCTGAACACCGCGGCGTTTCGGATGGGGCAACTCATCGCCGGCGGAGAAGTCGACGAAGGCGACGCCCGCAAGGGGCTGCTGGACGCGGCCCATGCCAATGGCATGATCCACGATGACGGCGAGGCCGCGGCTGTGGCCACGCTCGAATCGGGGCTTGCGGCGGGGATGAATGCCCCGCGGGTGCGTGAAGTGCGATCCGCCCCTGCCCAGCATTGCCGCGACGATCTTGAGTTTACGATTGCCACGGACCTGACGGGGTGGCTGTCAAGCCCCGCCGACGCCCCGTCGACGCCCCGCAAACGCCCCGCTGATGCCCCCTTAGTGCCCCCCTTCCCGGCTGAACTGCTCAATGTGCCGGGTCTGATCGGCGAAGTCATGCGACACAACCTCGCGACGGCGCATCGGCCCATGCCGACGATGGCCCTGGCCGGCGCCCTGGCCCTGCAAGCGGTGCTCGCGTCGCGGTGGGTGTGCGACGCCCAGGGCAACCGGACGAACCTGTATGTGATCGGGCTGGCTCCCACGGGCGCCGGCAAGGAACATGCCCGGTCGCTGAACTCAGAGATTCTGCACCTGGCCGGCGCCGATGAACTCGAGGGCGGGGGCGAGTTTGCCAGCGATGCCGGCATGGTGTCGGCGGTTCATGCCCAGCCTGGGGTGATGTTTCAAATCGATGAACTGGGGAATCACCTGCAGACCATGCGGGGAGAGTGGCAGAGTCCGCACCTGTTTGGGATCACCACCAACCTGCTGAAGTTCTACGGGCTGGCCAAGGGGGTATTCCGGGGCAAGTGCTACGCCGACGCGGAGCGGAACGTGGTGATCGATCGCCCGTGCGTGGTCCTGCATGGCACCAGCACGCTGGAAACGTTCTGGCCCGGTCTTCGCACCAGCGATCTGCATTCGGGGCTGGTGGGGCGTCTGTGCGTCTTCACGGCGGATCGTGTCGACATGAACTTCGAGCGCGAGGACATTGACATTCCCACCTCGCTGGTGGATGGGGTTCGGCATTGGCGCGACAAGCATCGCTCGAGGAACGGGCTGCTGCAGCTCACCAAGGCCACGGTGACGGACGAAGCCACGGCGATCTTCCGCGAGCTCATCATCGAGGCCGACCAGGCGATGCGGGCGGTGGGCGACGAAGCCGATGGGGAATCGCTGGCCACGGTGCGGGCCCGTGACGTGGAGAAGGCTCGCCGGCTGGCGCTGGTGTATGCGTGCAGTACTTGGAACCCTTCAAGCCCGGACGGGCCTATAGTCGATGCTGAGGCGGCACGCTGGGCGTGTGCGCTCACTCGCTATCAGACTGCGGCGATGCTTGCCGCGGCTGAAATGTGGGTGGCTGATTCGCAGTTTGACGCACGCCAGAAGGATGTGCTGCGGAAGATTGAGCGGGCGAAGGGGAAGGGTGTGACGCGGCGACAGTTGACCCGCGCGACCCGGAGCCTGAGTGTTCGCGAAAGGACCGATGTGCTGGACAATCTGATTCAGTGCGGCAAGGTGGTTGTGATGCAGGCGAAGGCATCGAGTGGCCCTGCGACCGAATTGTTCATCTCAGAGCGGTGGGCGAGCTAGAACCCGTCCCACCCGTCACAGAACCCGTCCCACCCTAATCGGGACGGGTTCGGCGAGCGTAAAGCACAGAAACAACTAGACTTAGGACGTTAGGGTAGAACCCGTCCCATGACCACCCCTCAAAAGTATTTGAGGGGTTTGTTTGTATATGTACAGAAACCTAAAAAACATTTGAAGGGTGTAGTGGTAAAAGAGGACGGGTTTATAAAATGCCTTATTTTATAGTCTCTTTTGTACCTGAACCCGTCCCTGAACCCGTCCACCCGTCCCGTGACGGGTTATACCTAACGGGCGGTAGGGTGGGCGATGACATTGGGGGGATATTGGGTGGTTGGGGTGTCCCACTGTCCCGTCCCGTGGGACAGTGGGACGATTTGTAATTGAGACTCAATCTCAACTACACTTGTTCGGCTTTTATGCGGCCATTTACGGGATGGGTTGGGCGTGGGCTCAGCCGCGTGCCTACGATGGGCTGACCCACGCACGAGCGCAAGGAGGCGCGACGTGCGATATCGCATTGGTACTCGGGGCGTGGGTGCGTTCTCAACCTGGACGGCTTGGCTGGCGGCGCTGCTGTGCGTCGCTTCGTGTGCTGCGCCTGCAGGTGCTCAGACCAAGATCATCAACGGCGAGCCCATGCTGGGCTGGGTGAATGGCACCTACGAAAAGCCCGTCATCATCGAAGTGGTGGGGGATAGCAACGCGGTCCCGAGCGGTCCTCAGTCGGTCGCGCCAAACACGGACGCCAACAACTGGTATCACTCGATTATGATGGGGCTGGCCAAGTGGACGCCCTACGTGAAGCTCGGCGGCATCGAAACGATGCAGTTCGGGAACAATTTGGGCGTGTTTGGTGGTACGGCGAGTTCGTCGCAGCATTCCGCGTTCCGCGACCTGGCCGGCCTGACCACCACCGACATCCTGCCGGGCCAGTCAACGCCCGCGGCTGCGACGACGGGCATTGTGATGCCGTCGATCGTGCATCATGCGTACACCGCGCCCCGCGCTGATGGTGGTCGATCACACTTCACGTTCCGCACCAATGGCTCATGGTGCGTGAACGATCCAGACTGGTACTACGACAATCGCGCGATGGAAGTGAAGTTGTTTGGGCTGCTGCACGCGAGCGGCCTGCAGTCGTCCAACACGTTCATCCGCGTCGAGCGCGGCGGCACCGAAGGCGTGGCCGATGGTCCGATCACCGGGGCGACCGTGACAGACACGGCGGTGTCGTTCATCGGCACCGAAGCCCCAACCACATGGGGCGCGTCGGTGCCTGCTGGCACGAACCCACTGCTGCGAGTGGGCACGGCGACGACGGGCGGATACGACGAAACCGGTCGCAGCGCGGTGTTTGGGCGTGCCCTGCTGCGAACGGCGACGCCCACCCGCGGCGAGCCGGTCTTCACCAGCCAATCCGCCGGCGGCTGGACCATCCGCAACTTCGACTCGAGTGCGGGCCGCAATATCGGGTATCTTGCTCGCTTCACTGACACGGCCTTGCAGAATCGCATTCATTACCTGATCAAGAACGCGAGCGCTGCGACCCAAGACGTGACGCTGATTATCTGGGTGCGGCTGGGCACCAACGACAGCGACAACGACAGCGGGAGTTCTACGGCGTGGCGGGATCGCACCCTGCTTCTGATCGACCGCTATCGCTCTGCGGGCGCTGCGGTGGGCGTGCATCCGCACTTCGTGTTGGATTCGCCGAGCGATCCCGGCACGCTGCCTGGGCCTTCGTACGGCCAGGCTGCGAAGTTTGACAATATCGAAGCGGGCAACGCCCTTGCTGCTGCTGCTCGCGATCGGCCCTGGTCTCGAGTGGTCAGTATCAACAAGCGCAACGTTCTGAACTTCCGCGACCCCGGCGCCAATGGCACGCTGCGGGGCCCGTACAACTCGTCCACCAACACGGTGGGCGGAATCGTCGACGAAGCGACCGATGTGCATCTCAATCGCATCGGCGCGGAGATCGAAGTCGATGGCATCTGGGATTCGGCTGCGAACGAGTTTCCCGTGCCAAGCGACGCGACGCTGGGACTGACCACGCCCCCGGCGATGCCGGATCAGTACGCCGACAAGCGTCCGTTCTACTGGGTTCAACCCTTTGGCGGCGAGAACTTCCGCGGACTGGATGGGAACTACCTGAGTGATCCGGTGACGTGGGTTCGCGCCAAGCTCGATCAGGCGGTGCGGGCGGGCTATCAGCGAGTGATCCTGCACGTTCCTGCCGGGAGCGTGGTGACTCAGGCGTACTACGGCGCCGATCAGCGCTGGTATTTGCAGAACGCGCCCGAACTTGCGGCCCACTACACGTATTACAACGGCGGCGGGTATGCTGCGGACCTGCGTGCACGGGGCCTGACCTCGGACGTGTATCTCGGGATCGTCTGGGAACCGCCCACCAACCCGGCTGGTTCGTTTGAACCGCCGATGCTTGACCCCAAGGTGGAGCGGTCGTGGATCGATTCGCAGGTGATCTGGTGGAAGACCACGGTCGGATGCAAGAACGTCTGGTTCGATGCAGCGTCGGTGTTTGGCGAGAACGCGACGCGGCTGCAGAAGATTCGCCAACTGCGCGATTACATCTACGGCAAGGGCATGGGCGTCGCCGGGGGCGAAGCGATCCCGGTCATCAACTCGGGCGGGTGGAAGATTGACCTTGCCCGTGCGTTTGACATGCCCTACCTCGTCACGGAAACCGCGCTCGCGGGTTTGACCAACAACGCGAACTATCGCGTGCCAGCGGGTGCGGTGATGTTCTGCGTGATGACGGCTGCGGAAGCGACCCCGACCAACATCACCAAGCGGATCAACCAGGGCTTCATCGTGGTGCCGTTCCAGGACGTGACAACGGTAGTTGCGCAAGGGATGCTGTCGACTCAGGATCAGACGACGGGCCGCAACCGTGATCGCACCCGTCGCAGGCGTATGGGACTTGGGAAGTCTCGAAAAGGAGCAAGACCGTGCACATTGGCCTAGGACTCAGCAACGACGACGGATCGGTGGCAGGTGCGATTCCAGTCGATGTGAACCTGCTGCTCCACGATCGGCGTGAAACCGAGCGCGACATCATCGCTGGCTGGCCTGAAGACGTGCCGGCGATGCTCGAGCCCAGCCCCCTCGCCGGCGAGCGTGACAAGAAGCGGTTTGCGTGGTGGCAGACATCCAAGCCCGACCTACGCGGGCACGCCACGACGCTGCAAGTCTGCGAACGGTTCGGGGGTCGCACGATCGATTCGGAGCTCAACTTCCTCATGGCTTGCAGCCTGCTCGAGCGTGGGCTCGAGTGGGACGTGGATCGGCACACCTTGCGGCCCAAGGTGCGGGGCGAACAGTGGGCGCTGACGGAGCGGGGGCGCATCATGCGGCGTCTGCTCAGGGAGCATGGCTATGGAACTGCGAACGGTGCCGTCGATCATGCTTCGCCGGCCAGCGTCCGAATTGCTCGCGACACTCTCCACCAGACAGATGCAAGTGTGCTCCCTGACGGCGGGCGGGATGACGGCGAAGCAAGTCGCCCTGGCCTTGGGGATCGCGCCAGATCGGGCGCGGAACCACCTGCGGGCGGCGATGACGAAGATTGGGGTGGCAACGCCGCAATCGCTGGGGGCAGTGTTGGCGTTGTCGGGGCTGGCGTCGGTGCGGGTGGTTCAGGGATCAACCCAGCCTCGAGCAACTCGGGCGGGGGCGACGCGACCCATGCCCGGGGAACGGCGAAGAGCGCGTTGTCGGGCGTCGACGTGACCACGCGAAAGCCTTCGCCTTCGGGGAGGAAGGCATAGAGCCGCCAGTTCCACGCTCGATCTTCGCTCCAGGCGAACAACGGGCGACATTGGGGGTCTATGGACCATGTAGGCTGTGAGCGGGCGAAGTCGACGATCTCGCTCCAATCGCGATTGAGAAGGAATCTGGCGCAGTGGAGCGCGAGCGGGCGGGCGAAGTCGGGAGTGCGGGACGGTTCAAAGAACATGCGCGAGAAGCGTAGAAAGGCAAGTCATGGAAGGCATCAACAGCATTCAGAGAACGGGCGTTGCGACGGTCCAAATCCCTTGGCAGGTGTGCGGGGAAACCAAGCTGGTGACGGAGTACGGCGGCTCGACGGCGGCGGTGACGGATACCGCGGTGCTTGCGGCGACGACTGTCAACGGCCAAACCCGCACCCTGAATGAAACTGACGGGTTTGAATTCAGTACGGCAAGCGAATTTCCACCACGCCGGTGGTTCTACCCGGGCAACGGCAACTTCGTCAACATCAAGTTTGCGATGGCGGCGACCAACTCGGGCGCGGCCCCCAACGACGTGGCGACGGTGACGCTGGCCCGGGCCGTGCTCGCCGGCGGGTTCAACAACTCGGCGCCGTGCATCACCAAAGAAGTCTTCTTCAAGGCATTGGTCAAGGCGAGCGCCGTGGTCGACGCGGCTCCGATCCCGCTGTCGGCGGCTGAGATCGCCCGCTACATCCCGGCGAACAAGCAGAGTCTGTACTGGTACTGGCCGGCGGTGATCGAACAAAGCCTCAACGCCGACAACAACACGCGAGTGGTGGGGAGCGTGCCCCCGTACCTCGAGTGCGACTTCAAGGGCAACCCCATCGTGGAAGTCTGGGAGTCGTGCAACAACGCTGCGACGGGCACCACCCGCGGCTGCGAAGGGATCATCTCGCTCTGGAGGCCGCTGTGAGTGCGGAAACGCTCGCCATGCCGGGCGACGGCGGCGGCGTTCCGGTCATCGTGCGGGACAAGGCGGGCCGATTCGCCAACTCCGAATCGGCCCGCGCTGCTGTGGAGTGGCGTAAACAGAAGGGTGGGAAGTGGCGTGCTGGTCGTACCCCTCAACGGTTCTGGCAAGTGCTGAGAAAAGTCATGAAAGTACATGAGTTTTTAGACACGCCGATGGAGAGCTACGAGCATCGCACCCTCATGGAGCTGGTGAGGGATCGCTGCGCTCGCACGGTGGTGGAAGGCCAGGAAGCGCCCGCGGCTACGGTCATGGGTTTTTTGCTCCGCCTCAAGTACGCGCCGGCCGCGCTGGAAGAGAAGGCCGTCGACAGCACGCACCACGATCTGGATCGCGAGTTGACCGAAAAGGACGTGCAAGAGGCGAAGGAATATCTCAAGAGACTCGGCTAGGAGGGTCGAACACTGGCGTTCCACCCGGTCAAACTTGAGGCCGATGCCCCGCCGGGCTTCTATCCGCTGGACTACTCGGGTAACAGTGTCGTGTGCCCGGTCACGGGGCTGGTGCTGCCCGACGATCCCACCGATCTGGTGGGCCTGAAGAAGTACCGCGCCGTGCTGTATCGCTCTTGCAAAGAGAGTGAATCGGTGCGGCGGATGACTTGGCACGCCTGCAAGGATTCGTTCTCGTTCTGGGCCAACGCCTTCGCCTGGACGCCTTCTGGCCTGAAGTTCCGCGACGACATGAAGCAGGTCAATCAAGACTTGGTGATGATGATGTGGCGGCATTGGCCGGTGAATGACGCGATGGACGCGGTGTACGAGCACTGCCGCGACGAAGGGCGATCACTGATGGTGCCCAAGGCTCGCGACATGCGGGCCACGCTCTACTTCATCCTGCGATTCACGCACAACTTTCTGTTTCGTAGCAACTACTACGGGCTGATGCTGGCCCACAAAGAAGACTTGGTAGACGGTAAGAGCATCGAAGGGCTGATGCCCCGCGTGCGCCGGGTGCTCGAGCACCTGCCCCCGTGGATGACGCGGGATCGGCTGGGCGTGAAGTTGTGGAAGAGCAAGCATTGTGTGATCACCAACCTCCGCAACGGGTCAATGATCGCGGGCGCTGCAAGCACAGAAGAGCCGGCCACGGGCGAACGTCCCAGCGAAGTGCTCTTTGACGAAGCCGCGAAGAATCCCAACTTCTCTGAGGCATGGGATCAGACTGCCGCGGCTAGCAAACTCCGTATCGCGGTGAGCACGTACAAGGGCCCGGAGCGGTTCGCGGAATTGGATCAGGAGGGCGTCGAAGTCTTCGGGATGGCGTATCACAACCACCCGATGAAGGGCCGCGGGCGGAAGTTCCGCGTGAACACGAATCCGTTCTACCCGGTGAAGGTGGGCAAGCGGTTCGTGTGGTCGCCTTGGTTCGAGCGTGACGTGTGGGACAAGGCCAAGCAAGCGCCGACCCAGCCCACCGTATCGGTGGCTCAGAACGTGCTGATGGACAAGAATGCCGGGTCGTCGGGCTTCTTCGACGGCGATGTGATCGAAGCCCTGCTCACGCGGGCGCGGCGGACGATGCCGCTGCGGGGTGCCTTGCTGCGGACGATGGAACCTTCGCCTGAGCGGGATGTGGCGATCATCAAGCGCCGCACCGATCTGCTGCGGTTCCAGTCTGGGATGGGCGACACGTTCCGCTGGTGGGATCGCCTACCCGATGGCCGGCCAGTCCAGAACCTGACCTATGCGATCTTTGCGGACATCTCGCAGGGCCGCGGTGAGTCCAACAGCGTGGCGGCGATCGGGTGTCTGGAGTATGGGACGGTCGTGGGCATGTACGCGGTGAGTGAGTTTGAACCCGGCGAGTTCATGCGGCAACTGGCCGAGCTTGCGATGTGGGTCGGGGGTCGCGGCGGATGCCCTTTGGTCGGCTGGGAAGTGAACGGACCCGGCGAGGGCGGGGCGCAGGTCTTCGCGTCGCTCCAGTTTCCGTACCTGTGGGGGCATGAGAACGAACCTGGCTGGCGGTCGGCGGGCGCTGCGAAGGTCGAAGCCGCGAACCTGCTGAACCTCGCCCTGCAGGATCAAACCCTGAAGGTGGATGATGTGGACTTCTATCGCGAGGCCAAGGACTGGGCCTACCTGACGGCGACAACGGTGGGGGCGGTGAAGACCCACAAAGACCCCCAGGCCAAGAACACCCACGGGGATCGCGTGGTGGCGGTGATGGGCCTGAACCTGATGATGCGGTCGCTCGAGAAGCCCGTGCCCGAAGGTCGCCCGGGCGAGCATGTCGTCGACATGCGGGAATGGGCCAAGACCGTGAAGCGGATGGGCTTGACTCGCTAGCCTACACTGGTGCGCGACCGTGCCCGGAGTTCCCGGCATGGATGCTGCCACGTACCCAACTCAGGCGACTGGCCCCAGCGACCAACCCTCGCAAGAGAACCTCGAGCATGAATTGCTCGGTGTTGAGGATGGGCAGTTCTACGCCGATCTGGTCAAGCAGGGCATCTCGTTCATGTCGCGATCGGTGACGCTGGGGCGTGAGATTGCCAAGGCGATCGCCGGCCCCCATGTGACGGGCGAGAAGTTCACGCTTAGCATCAACGAAGAAGCCAGCGACCTGCAGGGCATGGTGTCGATCCTGCGGCGGGTCTATCAAACCTACATGTCGGTGCTCTCGCCCGAAGACATGGAAATCGAAGTTGACGCCTCGCGTGAAGAGGCCAAGATCGAAGCGACTAGACAGAAGTACCGCGCTGAACAACTGGTGCGTGAAACCCAGTTCTTTGACGCGGATCGCGAAGCGGTGTCTCAGGCGCTGCTCACCGGGTACAACGTGCGGATGACACTGCCGGCGTTTGACCTGTTCAGTCTCATCTCGCATGAGGACGTGGAAGAAGGCACGCCGATGACGTTCCCGGTGAACGTCCTGGACGGCGACTACTCCTGTGATCCGTTGGCGCGGACGACTCAGGAAGAGCGGTTCCGTGCGGTGCGGATTCGCATCTCCAAGCGGCTGGCGCTGCGGGCGGGATTGCTCAGTCCAGAACAGATTCGCTACGCGAGCGGATGCGGCGAGAACCCCACCGATGGCCAGCATGAAGACCTGCTCACGTTCTGGGTGGTCGCGGTGTATGAGCGCGTTCGCATCCGCTGGGGCATCCTGTACAAGCCCGGAGAAGATGCGTGGCTGATGCCGCTGACGGACTGGGAAGGTCACCCCAACGGCCCCATCGAAGCCAAGGCGATCACTCCGTTCCGGCACCAGAACCGGCAAGTGAGCCCGTTGCAGCAACTCGCGCAGGTTCATGCGGCGTGGGACAATCTGATGTCCAGCAACACGGCCCGGGCGATCATGGAAAAGACGATCCTCGCCGGCCAAGGGGTGCCGCAACAGAAGATCGAAGAGATCACTTCGTCCCAGCACCTTGGTTTCATCCATATGGCAGCTGGGCAAATGCCCGTGCCGATCACCTATGGCGGGCTCACCAACGGCCAGCAAGCGATCCTGCCGATCCTGAACGATCAGGTCAACAACGAGTCGGCGAACATCCAGCAATCCTCGGGCAACAAGGGGATCAGCGACACGGCTCGCGAGGCCATGATCCTGCAGAACAACGCCAATCGGCTGCTGGCCGATCTGGTGGCGATGTGTGAGAAGGCCCGTTCGCGGTGCCTGCAGCGCGTCATGTTCTACGACTACTACGGCTACCAGTCCATCAACGGCTACACCGTGGGCGTCCCGATCCAGACGATGGAAGGCTCGAAGATTCTGACCAGCACGATCACGCCCCAGGATCGTGAGGCTGACTACTTCGACATGACGTTCAAGGTGAAGACCAGCCCCGCGCGGAACATCGATCCGGCGGTGAAGCTCGATCTGCTCATGCAACTGGGTCAAGCCCTGCCCATGATGGTGGCGGGCATCGCGCAGATTGGCGGGAACCCCGATCCGCTGCTGCGTGACTTTGCGGCGTTGTCGGGCCTGTCCAGCATCGGCGAGATGTTCCCGACCCAATCGGCTCAGGTGATCATGCAAGCCAAGATGCAAGAGGCTGCGATGGCTCAGCAAGAGGGTCGCGGGGGCGGCGCTCAGGAACGTCAGCAACGAAGGCCCGCGGCTCAGGAACAACAGACCACGGAGATGGGGGCGATGGGCCAACTCGGACCCGCCCCGATGCAACAGGGAGTACCCAATGCCGCTGCATAATGCCAAGTGCCGCGAATGTGACTGGAAGGGCGAGGCGTTCTTCATGCCCAGGGCGGGCATCGAATCGGTGCCGTGCGACGGGTGCGGGGCCAAGGCGCTCGAAGTCGACTGGTCGGGCCCGATCCGCGAGAAGTGGGAGCGCCAGTGGGACGAAGAATCAGGCACCAGCGCCCTCTACTTCGCCAATCGCGAGAACGTACCCAAGGTCCGCCGGCGTCTGGGCGATGCGGCCAAGTACCTGCGTGACGATGGCTCGTTCGTAACGCGGACCCGGAGCGAGCGCCGCGAACTGGATCAGGCGTTCGCCCGCTGTGCTCGCGAGGATCGTGATGACATGGAGCGGCTCGCGTCCAAGTGATGCCCCGTCGGTTTTTGACCGTACACAAGCGGTTTGACCCGTGCTGTGATTATGCATGGGAAACCCTGAACTCCAGCCGACCGAATCCGCTGAACATGCCGGAGCCGCGCAGACTGAGGGCACGGACGCCCTCGGTGCGGCCCTTTCCGACTTCGCGGCCAAGGTGACCGACGAAGGCGACGAAGCCCCGGTTGGCGATGCGAACGTGGGCGGCGAAGCTCAGGCTGAGGCGGAGCCCCAGTCTGACGCCCAGCCCGAAGCCCCCGACGATCTGACCACGCGGCTGGCCGAGATTGCCGAACTGCTCAAGCCCAAGGCTGAGGCGACGGCGATCGAGAAGCCCGGCACCGAAGCCAAGGCCGCGGCCAAAGACGCCGGCGAGAAGGTTGCCGATGCGCTGGAATCCGTGCTTGCCGAAGAACTGGGCGAAGCGTCGGGCGCTCGCCTGGCCAAGAGCATCGGCGCGACCATCGAAAAGATCGTCGCAGAGCGGATTGCCAAGTTCGCCGGCGACGTGAAGCCGGTGATGGATTACGCCGCGGGCATCGCGGCTGAGAAGCAGAAGACCGCCCTCAACTCCGAGAACGACAAGTTCGTGGATCAGGTGCTGGGCCCGACCATCAAGAGCGATCCGGTCTTGGGCAACCTGTACGGATCGACGCGCAGCGCGGCGAACGCGGAACAGAAAGCCCTGCGTGACAAGGTTCGTGAAACGGCGGTGGCCATTGGCCCGGCGCTCCACAAGCAGGGCAAGAGCGGTGATGAGATCGTGGCGGCGGCTGAAGTGCTGGTTCGGGCGGAATGGCAGAAGGCCAATCGCAGCAAGCCGGCTCAGGCTGCACGCCCGGGTTTGAACAAGGTGGCCCCGCCCAAGGCGGGGGCGGGTGGGGTGGCGAAGACAAGTGGCCCGGACAAGCTGGGCCAAGCGTTGAAGGACTTTGCGAGCAAGTTGCCCGAGTGATCGGGGGTGGCGGTTGGGACCGCCTGGTGCGTTGAAACAGTCAGGACCGTGCTCTAAGGACGGAGCATTATGGGTATCTCGGTATTTGACACTGCGAGCCTTCTGAACACGGCATCGCTCGGCGACATCAAGGCCGACGACTTCGCGTACATCGCGCGGTCCAATCGGCTTCCGACGCTGAAGATGTTCCTGAACGGCGGGGGCATCCGCAAGCAGCAGTCCGGCGACTATGACCGCTGGAGCCTGCTCTTTGGCGAAATGGACGGCGCCACGTACGGCACCGACTACATGGATGAAATGCGGGTCGTCCCGTACGCGGCCAACGTGCTCGCGGAAATGCGGCTGCCGATCATCGAGAACAGCAGCGAAATCTACGACGTGCGTCAGGTCGCCAGCCACGCCAAGATGGGCAAGACCCGGTTCTGTGACTTCCTGAAGACCATCCAGGATCAGAACAACTACAACATCTCGTTCAAGTGCAACCGGCTCATGCTGGGCGTACCCCAGAGCCTCACTGACAAGGAAGCGATCCTCGGGCTCCAGACCTACGCCCAGCCTTCCCGCAACGCCGGCACGGGCGCGATCGAAGCGAACACCGCGGGCGGCTACACCGGCCAGCGCGTCTTCTGGGGCAACGCCACCCACACGGCGACGCTCAACGGCATCGACCGCTCGGCTGCGGCCAATGCGAAGTATCGCAACTGGAACAAGAGCATCCCGCACGAAGTGGGCGCTCAGACCATCCGCGCGATCCGCGAAGCGGTGACTGAGACTGGCTTTGAAAGCCTGCCGATGGCCAGCGAACGCTACTCCACGGGCGACATCAAGAACTCGGGCAACGCGAACCCGGCGGACAACAACGGTCGCAGCGAAACCTCTACCCGAATCATCCTTGGGCGGCAAGACCTGCACGATCTGCAGGAGTACGTCGACCAGTCCAGCCCCGACGACAATCGCGGCGATGCGATCAAGTTCCAGAACACCCGCGTGGGCGGGTTCAAGCTGGAATGGGAGCCGATGCTGGACCCCAACAGCGACGTGACCATGCCCGGCTACGGCACGGTCTGGGCCTACCGCCCCATGTACATCTTCAACGCCGCGAAGTGGAAGATGGTGAGCAACGGCGGGTTCATGGACCCCACCGACTACATGCCCAGCCCCAAGAACGGCTACCAGGTCTACCGCCAGCGCTCGGCCCAGTTCAACATCCGCCCCACCAACGACATTCGCAGCGCGATCGCGTTGCTGTACCGCACCACGGCTTCGTAAGCCGCGGCGGTTTCTGATTGAGAGTTCTGATTCAGGCATTCAACCTCCCGGCCATGCCGGGAGAGCACAAGGAAGGTGAACCATGTCCTATACAGGTGGTCGTTTCATTCCGGTGTATTACGACGGTTACAACGCTGTCGGCGATACCGCCATCAACGCAAACCTCCCGATGGGCGGCTGCGTGGTGACGATTGAAGCCGCTCGCGGCATCTACTCGTCGGGTGGCCAGTCGATTGATCGCGTCACGCAGCCGACCACGGCGACGCTGGGCGCGGCCCACCGCAAATACATCATCGCCGAAGGCAGCGATCTGAGCAAGGTCAACACGATTGATCCGGCGGTGGCGAACCGTCGCATCGGCGGCGTGGTGTACGTCTACAACCCCGACCATCCCGAGAATCGAACCGTTCCGGCGCTGGTCGCGGCAAGCACCGCGGCGGCTGCGACCGTCGGCGCCCAGAACAACTCGTTCGAACTGGCGGCGATCACGGTGGACGCTACCACCCAGCCCTTCGTCTTGGTCGGCACGAACCGCGTGGTGGTTGGCGGCACGGCTGCCCTCAGCCCCGTCGCGCTCCGGCCCCAGTAAGCAAGTCGTGACCGCGGAAGCGGTCGTTATATCCCAGCCCGCCACGTTCCGAACTTGCTGTAAGCATGGGCGGTTTGCACGGTCTGCCGTGGCGGGTTTTCAATGCCGGTTGCCTACCAGCCCAACACGTACGGCTCTGAACTGCTCAGGCTCGCGAACCTCGTGGGCCTGGCGGACGATGGCGGCGCGTCGCTGCCCAACGATCAAGGCACGCTGCGGACGCTGCAGGAAGCCTACCTCGAAGCGGCTGAAGAGTTCTGTCGCTCGCGGGCGTGGTCGTGGCAGTGCCCAGAGTTCTCCGTCACGCTCTCCACCGATGGGCTGGGCGCCCAGTGCGTGGAAGGCTCGATCACCCGGTACAACCTCGGCGAGCACCTGACGGGTCAACCGTTCTCGGCGTCGGTGGAAGACACTTGGTACGTCGACGCCTGCGACTCGGGGTATCTGCGGCAACGGCTTGCGCAGTTCCCCAACGAATCCGGCTGGCCCGAAGCGATCGCGTTCATCGACCAGATCAACGGCGACGCGATCCATACGCATCTGCTGGTGTTTCCTCGGCCCGACTCGGCCCGTGTGCTCAAGTTTCGAGCCCAGCGAGCCATTCAACTTCCCGGCGATCTTGGTGGTCTGCTGCCTTGGGGCGATCAGCATCACCAGACGGTGCGGCGTTTGGCGGAATACCGCCTCGCGGCCCGTGGTCAGTCGGAAGGCTCGCCGGACGTGGACGCGCTGAAAAGGTCGGCGGACCTGGCCATGCAGCAAAGCGTGACGATGGACGAAGCGACGTGGGGCAGTGGCAGGCCGATGCGCAACCCGACGATGGTCGGCGCGGGTCGGCGGCATCGGTATCGCAGCATCGTGGGAATCTGAACATCAAACCGCCCCGCGGGGCAAGGAGCCGGAACATGGACAATGAACTGAATCTTCAGGAATCGGTAAAGGGTCGCGGGGTGTGGTATCACAGCACGAACGGACCCCTTGGCTTCTCGGAGGCATCGGCCAACATCGCCGTGGGCAATCCGCACACCAACCTTGCCTCAAACGTTGTGCTGGTGTTCAACGGCTCCGCTGGCACGGGCGATGTTGCCACCGAGAACTTTGTCGTCCCGAGCAATTTCAAGATCGATGTCGCTCTCAACAACCAGTGCGACATCCAGCACCGCGTCTGGGCTGGGAACGTTTCACAGAACAACTCCGCGACCAACGACAACCTGACCCTTCTCGTTGAGTATCGGATCACGCCCGGACCCACGGCAAGCAGCCGAACCCCTTTCAACCTGACCGAAACGATCTGCACGCTTGGGAGCACGGTCTTGGGGACCACGCCGGCGTCCTGGTACAGCGAGTTTCGCACCGATGTCGTCGCCCTTTGCACCGAAGCGCAGCGAAAGCTGCTTGTGCCCGGGACGGTGATCGCTGCTCGCTTTCGCCCCAATGAAACCGTCGCCACGAACGTGTCGCTGGTAGTGGTCGGAACACAGTGGTCTTGGCTTGGGAATCTCGCCAATTCAAACATGGTCATCAACACCACTACGGCCTAAACCAGCCCGACATGAATCCAGTCTCCCTCCAACTTTCGGTGGGCGTCCGCGATAGCAACAGGTTTGCCGCGGACGCCCCCTTGACTGTCGCTCCAGAGGCGATGGTCAATATGCGGCTGGAAGACCCGGGTGGTCGCAAGCGCATCTCTCCGCGCGGGCGACTGGCTCGGGCGTTCTTCGACGCGCTCCCGGGCGGCTGCAAGGTGCTCCAACCCATGGGCAAGGCGTCGGCGATCACCCAGCGATGGGGACCGCGATACCGGCTGGATGGCGGATTCGAGCGCACCCAAGGCACCATCGCCGGCAACGTCCGCGTGGTGGACGGGAACGGGAACACGTTCTATGCCTACGGCGGGGTCGAGAACGATTCGGTGACGGGCGTCCCGGGCGTGGGGACGCGCGTGCATGTGGACGCCAGCGAAGACGTGACGGCTGCCCGCGGGCAACTGTTTCGCGGCGTCTACTGCGAGAACTACCGGCGCTTCTACGGCGGCACTGGCGACCGATTCATCGGTCGTGTGGGCTACCTCAAGATGACATCCGCCAACGCCGGCGGTCAAGGCCCGATCACAGAAGACTGGACGGCTGAAGTGCTGGACGCCAACCCGGGCTTCCCGGTGGCGCCGACCCCGGTGAACATCGTGGTGCGATCGATCGCGTCTTGCGGCCCGTGGGTCTTCGTCGCAGCCAACAACTACGTGTATTGCTTCGCGGCGGACACCACGCTGGGCTATACCGCCGGCCAATATGTTCAGCGGTTCACGGTCCCCAACGCCCTGCGGGTGCAAAAGATCGTGGCGCTGACGGGCATCGTGCGCGATCCCCTCAACGGGAACGCTGTGGTGTACGCCGAGAACCAAGCCGAACTGCTGATCCTGTTCGATGGCGAAACGACGGTATCGGGTCTGGTGACGACTTCGGGGAACAGCGAAGGTCTGTACGCTCGAGCGGGTATCCATCGCTGCACGATCAATCTGCGGACCACTGGGGCGGTGGCGCTCACCATCGCGTCGGCCCCGTTCGCGAGTCCGACGACACCCAATCCTGACAGCCATGCCTCTTGGCGGTTCCGTGAATGGAGCGGCACCGGACGCGGGCGGGCGCCGTTGGACATGGCGGTGTTCTCAGCCCCGGGCGCCGACATCCAGACCGAAGTGCGTTCCGCCCCGTGGGTGAAATGCCTGGTGGCGACCACCAACGACGGGTTCGGACCGACCACGGCGACGGCGGACAAGCCCGCGGGATCGGGCGGGTATGCAAACGTGTGGTGCGTCGACGCTGGACGGGCGTGGAACGCAGCGACTGGCTCATATGACATCCCCAGCCCCGTGAAGTGGAAGGTGGATTCGGAGAGCATCAAGGCCAACTGGCAGACTTCGGGATTCTTCAACGACATCCCGTACAACACCTCGGGCGTGGTGAATCCCGACAACGGGCTCGGGCCTGAGTCCAGCGCCAACGCGATCACCGTCAACCCGGCGACGGGCGCGGTCTTTGTCGGCGGGAAGACTTCGTTCGGGTTCAACGTCTTCGGCATCAACCTCAACACCGGCGGGATCGCGTGGCGTGGCTCTGTGGGCGGCATGGTGCCCCAGCAAGCCGTCGCGTTCTATGTCGGCTCGTCCGCGGCGTTCGCCCAGCCTGCGGCGGTGATGGTGGGAACCCAGCGGAATGCGACGTGGCCGGGGAACGACGGCGCAAACGCGGCGCTGTTCTTCCTGGACCCTGACAGCGGCGCGGTGCGGCGGACGCGGGATTTTGGATCGGGTATCAACGTGGTGAGTGTGTCGGCTGGCCGCGGGCTTTCGAGCACGTTCGGCATGGTTGGCACGACGTACTTCTCTGAGTAGGAATGGAGCAAGCGATGAACGATGTGACGAAACAACTGATTCGGCCCGTGCTCGATAGCCTGGTGCGGCGCGGCATTGTCGCGCTGGTGGCGTGGATGGTCACTTGGTCGGAAGTCAAGCCCGAGCAAGCATGGGTCGATAGCACAACAGCGATCATCGTCGGCGCCATTCTGTGGCTGCTGGTCGAGTCGTGGTCGTGGGTGTCGAAGAAGAAGCTGCTCGCGACGGCTCCAAAGGGTGCGGTGATCGTGCCCAAGGACGCAGTGGCGAGCATCGCAGCGTCCAACGCTGAACTTTCTGCTAGTCGCATCGGGCCGACCAACACGCTCCCGGCGATCCTGCTGGCCCTGATGATGATCCCGGCGGGGTCTGTGGCCGTGGGCGGATGTGCTGGGCAACAGGCTCGCGAAGAGGTTGGCGTTCCGGCCACGCTCAAGGCGGTGGATTCCATCGTGTCGGATGCGTCCTTGGGCATCGACACGCTGCCCGTGGAAGACCGCGACAACGCACAGATTGACTTGGATGCGTTCGCAGAGGCGATCCGCTCGGGCGATCTGGTGACGATCCAGGCGGACGCCTACCCGCGTTGGCCGGTGGTGCACAGTCTCATCAAGGCGGGGATCGAGTCGCGGCTGGACGCGAAGACGCTGGGGCCTGCGGGCGCGTCGATCCGTCTGAACCGCGCGGCGTCGTATGGGGATGTGCTCGAATCGTTCGTGTGGAGCCCGCTCGGGCAGTAAGGGAGAGCCATGGACATCGGCGAACTGGTCAAGGCGGAATTGCAGAGTCTGGGCGTGGATGTGAAGGCTGACGCGGGCGAGGTTCGCAACGTCATCCGTCAAGCGACGAAGTTGCTTGCGACTGCGATCCACGAACCCGACTACGAAGGCAGCAAGCTCGCGGCGGCGGAATGGATCATGCTGGCATCAACCGGCAAGATCATCCGGCGTGCTGACTCGCTGGACAATCGGGCGTGGAACTTCATCGATGGGCTGCTGATTGGAAGGGTGGCTTGAACCAGAAAGGGCATGGGTCATGTGGTGCGTGACGTTGGCACAAGCTGAAGCAGGCGTGAAGGGCATCGAGCTCATGGAGCGGGCCTACGGGCCTTATGCGTTCGGGCTGGTCGCGGTGATCGTGCTCATCATCGCGGCGGTGTTCGTGTACGCCAAGATCATCAAGCCCATGCAGGAAACGGCGGTCACGATCGCCGTGGAACAGACCAAGCAAACCGAGAACCTGAAGACGACGGCGGCGCACACGGAATCGTCGCTCGCGCTGGCGAGGGCGGTAGGTGAACAGAACGAGAAGACCGCTTCGCATCTTCGCGATGCACTGGCAAGCAAGGGGTAAAGCATGTCCTGGGCGGTGGATGCCAATGGAGCGTGGACGCACACGGGAACCACCCGCGAAGCTGTCGTATTCGTCCAACCCACGCTGCCGCGGTGGCGCATCATCGTCCGGTGCCGCAAGGTTGCCGACAAGTGCATGGTGACGGTCTACCCGTCCGCCAACGGTCGCGACGGCTGGGAAGTCGGCATCGCGTCGGATGCGGGCGCGAGCACGGCGAACCTCACCGTTCGCCAACGCATCAACAACGTGCCCCAAGCGGCCGCGCACGCGACGGCTCACAGCATCCCGTCTGACACCCCGTTTGATCTGATCCTCGAGGGCGAGAACGGGAGCTTCAAGGCGACCGCATCCACCAGCGGCGTGACGCCCATTACGCTGCCGACCAGCGGCCTGCAGAGTGCGGCGCCCTACGAAGACAATACCGGATGCCTGATCGTGTCGGATGTGGACGGCGCGGTGGTGCTGTCGGTCGAAGCAGAGAACCCCGAAGCGGTCGTAGCAGTCACCAACTCCCCCTTGGTCGGCATGGCGGTTTCCAACGGCGGCATCTACTTCCGCGAGAAGGGCGATTCGACCTGGACGCTGCTGCGGGCTGGGTGCTTTGGCCCCGACGACGAAATCAGTCGCGTCGAGTTTCAGGGCAAACTGTTGGTAATAGCATACAACCCGGCGACCCGGGTATCCCGGGCGTGGAAGGTGGACATCGCGGGCCGGGCTGTCTCAGAATGGACGGCGGTGCGTGGGTCGCTCCCGGGTTCAACGGGCCCGGGCCTGACCACGGCTCGCAAGGTGCGGCATCTGTTCTCGCGGGTGTATCTCGCGACCGACACCGACGTACACACCAGCGCGGCGTCGACGTTCGATGGCGTGAGCGCCGAAGACGACTGGGAGCAAGACGACACCGAACGGGGATCGGCCAAGGTCTACTCGGTGGGCACGGATGGGTATCAGGGTGATGCGATCTTGGCGATGCACCCAATATCTTCCCAGGGCATGGCAATCTTCAAGAAGAGCGGCATCTTCGTGCTGTATGGTGATCCCCTGCTTGGTGAGACTTTCCAGAAGACCCTCGCCCTGAACTGCGGCATCTCGGGCGAGGACGCGATCACCAGCGGCGACGCCGGCCAGTTGTGGATGCACACGCCCGAAGGCGCGTATCTGGTCACAGAGGCGGGCGTACAAAACCTCAGCGAAGACAAGCTCAAGCGGTTTCTGAACATCGGACGCGACCAGCGCGATGCGTACTGGATCAACGTCGAGTATGACCCGCGCTACAGCATCGTGCACTACTTCCTGACCCAGCGGGTGACTTCGCCCCTGACGCCCCGCAAGTTTCCGCTCCTAGACCTGCGCTCGGGCGAGTTCATGCTGGACGAATACCCCGAAGAGATGGAGCCGATGTCGGCGTGTTTCTGGGATCGTCGCGTGCTGCTAGGCGGGCGGGATGGGTATGTCCGATGGCTGGCTCCGTTCGGAACCTCCGACGATGGGCGGTCCTTCACGGCGCGGTACACGGTGCCGATCCTCGAGACTCCCGGCACGGCTCACGGGATGCAGCTTCGCGCGATTGGGCTGCAACTGGGCACGCAGGCCAAGTTCCGGCTCGATGCCGCGGCGGTCGCGAATGGTGTCGCGGTGCGGGTCTACGGCGGCGAAACGGCAGAGGATGCGGTCTTGCCGGATCGTCGCAGCCTGCGGGCGGGTCCGATCATGTTCCCCATCGGCAACGCGACGCGGCTGCTGTCGGTGGCCGATCACGCGCTGGCGATTGAACTGCAGGGCGTGGGGAGCGGGTTCGACTGGTTCGTGGAAGAGTGCGAAGTGAAGGTTGTGCCCGCGACTCTGCGGCGTCGGCGCTCGGTGCCGGTCTTCGCCGACGAACCATCGGGCATCTGCAAGCCCCCTCTGGTGGGCGGCACAGCAACGCCTGCGAACGTGCCCCCGGTGGCCAACGCGGGCGGAGATATCGTGGTCACGTCGCAGGATGCCTCCCAGTCCGCGACGGTCACACTGGACGGCTCGCGGTCCTCGGATTCGGATGGGGTGATCGTGTCCTACGTGTGGACGAATCCCGATGGCACCGTGCTTGCGACGACGGCGATCGCTGACATCGTGCTCGATGCGGGTTCTCCGCTGGTGGTCACGCTCACCGTCACCGACGACGACGGGGCGACGGATACCGACACGCTCACGATCACGGTGAACCCCTACGTGCCCCCCAACAACGGCGACGACACGGGGGCGCCGGGTGACGGGGACATTGGCACGATCCCGGGCGGCATGAATGAGAACGAGTTCATCACCTACGCACCCTCGAATCCAAGCACTACCAACCCTCCCTCGGGAGTTTGACAGAATCGTAACGCCCCGCGAAGGCGAGGCGTCTACCATTGCCCCGACCGTGCAAACCGCCCCTTGAAAGGCGGCGGCTGTCATGTCGGCGGCGGTCATCCCGGCCATGTTCGCGAGCTCGAACCTTTGGCGTCCCACGCTGGACGCCAACGGGTGGGCGGTGCGCCCGAATGGGCCGGATGCGGGCGGGCCGGCGGGGACGGTCGTGCACGTCGACACGGCGGGGAGCGATGCCAACGACGGGAGCACGCCGGCTCTGGCGGTCGCGACGATCGATCGTGCCTTTCAGTTGCTGAAGACCAACAACGCCGGCGTGGGTCCGCCTGGCAACCACCGCTTGCGGTTCAAGCGTGGCCAGAAGCATGTTGGGCACATGGCCCAGTCGGATCAAGCTGGTCCCACCACCGAAGGCTTTGCGTGGCCCGGTGGTCTGAGCGAAGCCGCGCCGTTCATCATTGAGGCGTATGGGACCGGCGACGAACCGATCATCTGCACGCCGCTGTTTGGTCCTCGCGACGTGGTGTTTCTTGGGGACTTGAGTAGGTACGTCTACATCTTCGATCTGGTCTTCCGCCCAGCGTCCTATCAGGACTGGCTTGACGGTGGGCCGAATCCCGTGACTTCTCCAACGCAGTGCATGATCTGGCAAGGCGCTCGGCACTACTACTACATGGAGAACGTGACAATCGAAGGCTACTCGGGTGGCCTCAAGATGGACCCGGGCGGCGGCGACGGCAAGGTGTTTCGTTCGTGCCTGCACCGATGCCGATTCAATCGCATCTACAGCCAAACGGGGCTATCCGGCGCGATGTACGTGCAAGGCACCGAATCGCTCTTGCTCTCTGAGTGCTTCTTCACCGACTGCGGCGAATGGGAAGGGCACCCGGGCGGGGCGATCTACGGCGAATCGACTGAACAGACCGTGTATTCGGTCTGGAACACCACCAAGTCTTTGGCGCTCTCCTGCACGTTCGCGAGCGGGGCGCACTCGGCGCTGCAGTCGCGTGGCAACGAGTTCTCGTCCTATGACAACTTCTTCACCGACCATCCGGCATCGTTCTCGGCGGGGCACGCCCAGGCCGACGACAACAACCCGTGGCCCATGTTCGCTGATCGCAGCAAGCAGATGTGGAACACCCTGCTGGGCGGCGCTGACATCTCGCCCTCTCCGAATGACTACCGCGGCTGGGGCTTGACCAAGGGGTTCTGCGTCACGCCTGCGGAAGCGGGCTGGAACGTCATCGCGAACAACACCCAGAGCAACGGCGGCGCTGGCGGGCTTCGCACCGACAACGACGATCGCGCTCAGGACCAATCCCAGAACCGCATCAACACGCTTGGCTGCGAGTTCCACGACAATCTGATCTACAACTGGCGCGGTGCATCGGGCAACTGTGCGGCTCTTGAGATTCGCTACGTGACTGGCCCGGGGTCGCCTTACTCGCTGCCGCCATCGATGCGGTTCCGCAACAACACGTTCATCCAGACCGACGCCACGCCCACCAGCATCTTCCTCGGCCGGCCACAAGGCCAAGGCGGGACGTGGGAAGGCAACAAGGTCTTGAATGGCACGTTCCGCGGGCCTGCGGGGAATCTGACTCAGGCTCAGGCGGAAGCCGCGGTTGGCTCCACGTTCGCGCTGGCGTCTGTCTCGGGCATGACGACGCCCGGGGGCGTGACGGTCGCGGGCTACATGGAGTTCCTGGCCTACGCCGCGCCGGATCGGAACATCACCAAGTTCAAGGAAGTCTGCCGCGACATGCGGCGCACGACTTGGAACGGGGCGTTCAAGGGCGCCAGCATCGGCACCTGGGCCCGGGGCCGGTTCGCGATGCCCGAGCCCAACTACGCCGATCCCTTGGGCGGGCCGCTGGATGTGACGCCCCCGCCGCCCCCGCCCCCGCCTCCACCCCCGCCCACGGCTGAACGCGGGCGGACCCAGTGGCCGGCGTTCCC